TGCATTGGTGAAAGGATCGAAAGAGACGGTGCTGAAACCGACAACAAAACCAACGGTCAATAGGCAAACAACGTTCAAGGATTTCACACAAAAGTATCAACCTAATGTTCAAGGTCCAAAGAGATCTGAGTTACAAGTACAAGCAGATCATATATTGAGGACTACTAAGAAGAGGAGAAAGACGATAACAAAGTCACAATTAGATTCAATGCAAATATCAGATAAGGAGAAGCAGAAGTTAATTAGACAAGGATTAGTCACAGAGGATAATAAGAATAGAGATGCTAAACTCTATGGACAATATAAGCAATTACAGAATCCTAGTGATCCTAGAGAGCAACAGATAAGAGATGCAATTAAAGCAAGATTGAAGAAAGTTTAATTTAATAATCATGAATCTTACAAATGTGGAAGATTTGGTGTAAAGCATTAGGTACAAAAGAGGGTAAGAGTAACAGAGAAGCAGATGCAGTTGCTGTTATTCGTACCCTTATTTTGTTGGGTTATATGATTACTAACTCCTTCATTATGGCAGGGGTGGTTAGACATTGGAACTCAGAGACAAATGTATTCGTTGATACAGTTATTATAGAGAAATAGGTTAAAAAAAGGTTTTTAATATGATAATAAATATAAAACTGTTTTTTATCTCTTAGATACTGTGTGGTTGCTTTAGGGTGTCTTCGGAGTATCTTTGAAGCATTTTATGTGCTTTTAATGTCTTGTAAAGGTGTCCAGTTAAGTGCTCTAAAATCTTATAGAAAGGTGCTGAGGTGTTGTGAGTTTAGCGAGCGTATCATAAGACGCGCAGTCTGTCAACCCACGGGGACGGGCAAAAATCAGCATAACTTAACATTTTTATAATTCTTTGTATAAATAACCACTATGAATCTCGACGAGACTCACTGGTTCTTCTAGTTGACTTCTCGACGAGTTATCTGTATAATACACAAGAATCTAGACGAAGACTATGTACGACGACTACGATCTCGACTATACTTATGCTCCACAGTATGAGTACGATCTCGACGAGATTTATGACTCTTGGATACAATCTAGTTCGTCTAGTCAGGTCTATCTAGATGAAGATCTTCATCTAGATGATGAATATGCTCGTGATACACAAGACTATGATGCGCTTGCGTATCGTCATTATGCGTGATACAATACATGCACACACGCACTAGACACATGCTTACACACACAAAGCGTACCATCCGTGTTACACTTGATGTAGAGTGTTATGATGATCTAACCCTAGAAGACCTAGACTGGAATGAGGTTCTGGGATTAGAAGGTGATGAATGTGTCGATGCCACAGTAAAGGAGATTGAACCTGTTTGGTGAGAACAGTGGACACTTTCTAAACTGGCACACGACCCCTTGACAGGGGTTTTTTTTATGTTTACCGGACGGCAGGTTCGGTGGCGATGTATTGTCGTCCGCACGGTTACCCCACCGCTCCTCTGATTTCCTATAAGATAACAGGGATTGGGACACTATGGGAGGTTGCTGTGCCACTTTCTGAACTGTCTACTTTGGTGGCACAGGGTCTGATTTTGGGGCATCATTGTGTCAAGTCACACCGCAACCCGATGACCTACATTCAGCAACACCCCAACGCCCCGTATTTTGGGGAGACGGTTTCATTCACACCGATTGGCGATCAGGTTCTGGTGATCGCTGATTCTCAAATGCTGATGATGACGCGGGAAGATGCTAGGGCAGAATGGCGACAGAATGCCGGACAAGGTTGGCAGCGTCTGGCATAGGACAGTCAACCTAGTGGCACAAGGGAGTGGCACAGACCCGCTCCCTCCTGTATCTTAAAAGAGTCAAACAAAGGCACCCAACCATGCGTAAGATTGAATCCCTGATGAACGCCGCCATTCAGAACAATCAGAACTGGCAATCTGGCAACACTTCTGTTCATTTTGACGAAGAATCTGGCGTCTCTACTGTTCATCTCCACGGAAACAAAATTGCTGAGGTTGGTGATACTTTCATCCGATTGTTTGACGGCGGTTGGCAATCAGTGACCACAAAATCCCGCCTTAATGCTATTTTGGCAGAACATGGTGAAGATGGTGATTGTGTTTTTCAGAAAAACTTTGACTGGTTTGTGAACATTAACACAGTGCAAGGTATCAGCACTGTTCCTTTCTTTTCATCAATGCGCCTGGGTTGATAACATTTAAGGGGGGATATTTTCTCCCCTTTTTTTACATTTAAGAATCCTACCGGAGGGTCTACCTCTATCCTAGCACACCATGGGACACCCTCTGGAAATTTAACATTCCTGAAACAATTACCGGCAGGCAGGGGAGGTGACGACCTTTGGCGTCTGCAGTGCTACCCCGCACCTCCTTTGATTTGAACCTATCATACATCCGCACGACCACCCGCCAACCAATTTTGGACAGTTCGCCAACTGGCACAAGGCCGCGGCATAGGATAAAAAATGACCTATCATTCTCTTAGTTGCAATCCACCCCATGGACTTTCACAACTACTCCCTGGACCAATACGAAGCGCAACAGGCAGCGGACGACCGCAACCGCCAGGCGCTGGACACCGACACTTGCTGGGATGATTTTGGTTTCCGTACCTTCTGGGATGAGGTAGAACTGCTGAATGACCTTCCGGTGGACCTGGAGGACGGGTGGGCATTGGAGGAGATCCTGGCAGCGTATAAGGTAGAAGACACTGCACGGGATGCTGTCGCTGCGATTGAGGACGGATACGACCCGACGCCCGACACCGCTTACGATTCCTTCCATTGAATTTAAGGTTTGGGCGGTTGACTCCGCCCATCCTGTGCTACCATTAACTCAAGTTCAAACAAACGAACCATGATCACTGGCACCGCTCTCCTGGATACCTACAACGCTATGCGCGAACAGGGTAAAAAACCCTCTGAGATTGCCATCGCTTGTGGTTACTCAACGGCAGAAGGATCTAACACTAAGATTAACTTCACCGATTTCTACACTGAGTTATTGAAGTCTAAGGGCGCTCTTCTTCGCGTTCTTGATGATAACGAAGCGGTGGAAATTAAGGCAGAGGATAGTGACTATCAGGAGCAAATTAATGAACTCCTGGAAGATTATCCTGCTGATGCAATTCGCGCCTTTATTGAACTTTATGGAGAAGATGATCTGGACCGCTTCAGTGACTCCTATCAGGGTGAAATGTCAGGCGCTGAGTTCGCTGAGCAGTTGGTCACTGATTGCTACTGTCTGGATCTGCCTGGATTCGTAGAGGTTGACTGGCAGGAGACTTGGGAGAACCTGGAACGTCATGACTACAGCGAACAGGATGGGTTCATTTTCTCAGAGTGCTGGTGATGTGACGGATTGTTAAAAAAAGGGGAACCATCTACAGTTCCCCTTCCTGATCTCTTATTATTAGTTCAGTTCACACAAACGAACCATGTTCACCTCCATCACCCGCCGCCAATCTTTCGGTGCCACCTATCAGTGGGCGGTGCTCTCAACGCTCCCTATGGACACTGATAAGCAACGCGGCGGACTGCGTGCCTGTGAGGTCAATCAGGCACTGGGGATGCCTAAGGAAGCACGCACAACGGTAACGCTCCTGCTCAAGGCGATGGCGTCTCAGGGCATGGTCCGCCGTTATGAGTACATGATGGGCAAACAGAAAATGATCACTTACAAGCGACTCCTGCCGCTGCGTAAGCGTGAGCGCATCGCCCGCCTGATGGGAGTGTGAACGATTGTTAAAGATAGGGCAGGCATCCACAGTCTGCCCTCTCCATCGCCTACAATTATCTCAGTTCACACAAGGACCATGCCTCTCTCATTCTCCGACGCTCTCCTGCAACTGCCCGCCTTTGTTGCTGATAACACTGCATCCCTGGACCTTGCCTATGATTGGGTGTCGGAGATGACAGAACTTAACATCGCAGACAGTAAGCAACTGTGGCATGAGTTCTGGGTAGCATATCACGACGCCGCCTGGTGGCAGAATGACAACTGGCACACGGTCGCTTGACAGCAGCGTTAGTGCGTGATAGGCAGTGCCCCCGCCGTCGGGGGTGCCGCCGCGCCCCGTATATAAAACCACTAGGTACCATTAATCTATAAAGTCTTGCTTTTGCGAGGTCTTTGTATAACTCTTCACTTTTCTATATAAACCAAGAATGGAAAACGAAATACATCATATGCAAAAAAATCCCGGAGAAAATTTTACCAATGTAGAGGTTGATCCTGTAACTGGTGAATATGTTATGAAGATACCTGAATGGATTATATCTGAGTTTGGGTGGTATGAGGGTACAGAGATTAATATGGAGGTAGATAAGGATAGCATCGTAATAACCGAATGCTAGTATTGACTATCACTTAAGTTACTAGTATAATTACTATTGAATCGATTCACATTCAAAACTTGACCTAATTATGGCAAAAGGATTTACAGTAAAAGCAAAAGCGCCCGCTAAACCAAAAGCAGCAGAGCAAGAGTGGGACTATAATAAAGCAAGAGAGATGCTTAAAGGAAAGACAGTAGTCTTCTGTCTTCCTGGTCGTGGAGTATCATATACGTATCTTAAAAACTTTGTGCAACTTTGTTTTGATCTAGTACAGTGTGGTGCTAGTATTCAAATTTCACAAGACTATAGTTCAATGGTGAACTTTGCACGTTGTAAGTGTCTTGGTGCAAATGTATTGCGTGGACCTCAGCAAAAACCATGGGATGGTAAATTGAAGTATGACTATCAGTTGTGGATTGATAGTGACATTGTGTTTAACACTGAGAAATTCTATCAACTGGTGTTAATGGATAAGGATATTGCAAGTGGGTGGTACATGACCGAAGATGGTCAAACTACAAGTGTTGCACATTGGATGGAAGAAGATGATTTCCGTAATAATGGTGGAGTGATGAATCATGAAACTGGGGAGACTATTTCAAAGCGTCGTAAACCATTTACTGTAGACTATGCAGGATTTGGATGGTTGTTGATTAAGAATGGAGTCTTTGAACATGAGGGTATGCCTTATCCTTGGTTTGCACCAAAGATGCAAGTCTTTGAATCTGGTGAAGTACAGGACATGTGTGGAGAAGATGTATCATTCTGTCTTGATGCAAAAGAAGCAGGATTTGAGATTTGGTGTGATCCTCGCGTTCGCGTTGGTCACGAAAAGTCTCGCGTAATCTGATATTATGGAGGAGAAGTATACAATTCTCCATAAGGGGAAAGTACTTTATAAAAACTTGACTAAAGATAAGTACTTTGATATTATGGAAGACCTTTCAATTGAATTTTATCAGAAAGGTTCTCCACGTTCTCAAGACCTTGAGACAAAAATTACTAAGTTCTAGGAGTTATTATTATGGTAATGCGTTCAAAGATTGGTGCTCTTGGTAAAGAAGGGTTTATGCCTGGAAAACCAAAGAAGACTCGTCAAGGGTCCGGAAAAAACACGAAGTATGCCGCTTCTTCTCGCAATAACGCTAAGAAAGCATATCGTGGACAAGGGCGATGATTAAATAGACCAGTTACATCGTTTTGAATGGCTTGTCTTATTACTAATCTTCCGTCACAAGAAGTATGGGTACGTAAAGAATATTTGACTGACCATCAAAGTGGACATGGTGAATTTGTAAAAGGCGTTTGGGTATCGGCTAAGTCTATACCTGGACGCACTTTTTATTTTGAAACTTATTTACCAGAATATGCGGCAATTTATGATAAATTACCGATTTCCGCTTTCCTCTCAGAACCAGAAACTCCTGATCCTGATATGGATTTACCTAATTTACAATTCTGGAACTGTATGGACTATGGTGTCGTTAGTATAGATAAAAAATTCATTGGTTCAATGGACTTTGAATGCTATACACGCGACTTTGGTATTCAGAAAGGTACTTATGTTTGTACAATTGATAACTATCATCATGATCCAGACTACGTAGACTGGGCAACAAGTGAAAATCCTGCTGAACATAAGTCTCATAACCTTATTGAATTGAATAATGGTCAATATGCACTCTATCCAAACAATAGATTGCGTATTTTTGACAATAGTTTGACACCTATGGAACCAAAAATGCCTGATTTTAAGGTTTCAACCGAATATTATCAAGTAGAAAATGGATTTGAACGACTTGGTATGGGTCGTGAAGACGAATATCACTGGAAAACAGCAAAAGAACGCCAACAGGAGGAAGAAAATGGAACCAACTAGTGACTTTTTGGACAATTTAGCAGCAAAACAGCATGAAAAACTAATTCGTGAGGTCGTTGGTGATAATAAAAACACCGATAAAGACGATGAACCTCAAAATTTGACTGAGGAAGCGTAAAATAAATACTGATAGGGATAGCAACCCCTCAAAAAGTTCTGTTTTTATAAAACAGGAGCAAAATGGCAAAGTATCATGTTGATAGAGATACTGAGTACATGTACAAAATGTGGGGAACCACTAGTTTGATAACAGATTATTGGTGTAAACCACATAAAACCAATGATATCCCTGAAGAATTGACTGAAAAGGAAAGAAAACAATAATTTTCTGATATAAGGTATAAATAAATCTATAGAAAATACACGCTCAATGCCTACTAAGAGGGTTTCTCGCGCTTTTAAGGATATTAGTTTTTCATTTGACCCACATCCGGTGACGAAGGATCTTCCTGTATTGATAAATGAGCGTTCAATCATCAGATCTATTCGTAATTTAGTTGAAACCATTCCAACTGAAAGGTTTTTTAACTCCAAATTGGGTTCCGATGTGCGTAAAAGTCTTTTTGACTTTGTTGATGTCGGTACTGCAAGTGCAATTCGTGTTCAAATATTGAATACAATCAATTTTTATGAAGATAGAGTAGAAAATACTCGTGTTCAAGTGGACCCAAGACCTGATGATAACAGTTTTGATGTCATAGTCTTCTTTGACATCGTGGGACAAGACCTCCCATCACAACAGTTTTCATTCATATTAGAATCGACAAGGTAAAATATGCCTTTTACACAGTTTACTAATCTTGATTTCGATCAAATCAAGACTCAAATCAAAGATTATCTTCGTGCAAATTCAAATTTCACAGATTTTGACTTTGAAGGGTCTAATTTTTCTGTCTTGATTGATACTTTAGCATATAATACGTATATTAATGCGTTCAATGCTAATCTTGTCGTAAATGAATCATTTTTAGACGCAGCAACAGTACGTGAGAATGTTGTTTCTCTTGCTAGAAATATTGGTTATGTACCACGCTCTAAAACTGCCGCTACGGCGAGTGTAACGTTCTCTGTCCCTACTGATACTAACAGTAGTTTTATCACCCTTACAGCGGGTCTGGTGTGTACTGGAGCGTTTAATAACACAGCTTATCGCTTCTCAATCCCAGAAGACATAACTGCTCAGGTTATTGACGGAAAAGCACAATTTGGTACTGCTGATAAACCAGTTAAAATTTATCAAGGTTCATCACTTTCAAGGCAGTTTTTAGTCAATACATCAACTGATCAAAGATTTATTATTGATAACCCCAATGTTGATTCTTCAACGATTAGAGTATATGTAAAGGGTATTAATGATAGTGGACTTGGAAGAGAATATCGTAGAGCAGATAATATACTAGAAGTAGACAAAAATTCTGAAATCTATCTTATTCAAGAGATTCAGGATGAAAAATATGAACTCTTGTTTGGTGATGGTTACTTTGGAAGACCATTAGAGAATAATGCTATCATTACCGTAAGGTATATTATTACTGAAGGTAAGGCAGGTAACGGTCCATCACAATTTAACTTCCAGGGTAATTTTGTAGAGACCGAAACAACCCAGTCAAATCAACCTAAAAGATTAATTCCAGACGATACAATTAACGTAACTACCATTCAGAAGGCGATAAACGGTGGCGATATTGAGAATGTATCTTCTATTAAGTACTTTGCTCCCAGACTCTATGCAGCACAGTCTAGGGCGGTTACAGCAAGGGATTATGAGGCAATCATTCAATCAATCTATCCAACTACCGAATCTGTAGCAGTTGTTGGTGGTGAAGAATTAAGTCCACCAAAGTTTGGTACTGTTCAAATCAGCATCAAACCAAAAAATGGTACATATATTTCAGATTTTGATAAACAAAATATTTTAAATAAATTGAAACAATATGCTATTGCAGGTATCAATCAAAATATAATTGATCTTAAGGTTCTTTATGTTGAGATTGATTCTTCAATATATTATAACAACAATCAAATTTCTAATGTTGATGATTTGAGAACTAGCATAATAGATGCATTGTCACTCTATTCACAAGATGTTGATATTAATAAGTTTGGTGGAAGGTTTAAGTATAGCAAGATGCTTCAATTGATTGATAGAGTGGACTCTTCAATTACTTCTAATATAACAAAAGTAAAAATTAGAAGAGACCTGAGAGCACTTACTAATCAATTTGCACAGTATGAATTATGTTTTGGTAATAGGTTCCATGTAAATCCAGAAGGTTTAAACATTAAGAGTACTGGATTTAAAATTGCAGGAAATTCTTCAACAGTATTTCTCACTGATACGCCTCAAACTACAAAAACTGGTATTCTTTCCATTGTAAAACAAATGGGCAATGGAGAAACAATAGTTGTTAGTAAAGATGCTGGAGTTGTTGATTATCAGAAGGGGGAAATTATTTTAAATACAATTAATATTGTAGAAACTTCTCTTCAAGATAATATTATTGAGATTCAGGCATTTCCAGAATCAAATGATATTGTTGGATTAAAAGACTTATATCTTAGTTTTGATGTTTCCAATAGTAGAATAAATATGATTAAAGATGTTATTGCATCTGGTGAAGATATTTCTGGCGTTTCTTTCACAAGAGATTATTATACTTCAAGTTACTCAAACGGAGCATTAGAGAGGAAATAAAATATGTCGCATTTTGAAAGAAAGTTGCAAATCAATAAAATTATTGAGAGTCAACTTCCAGAATTTTTAGTTGCCGAATTTCCAAAAGCGGTAGATTTTCTCAAGCAATATTATATTTCGCAAGAAAGTCAAGGTTCACCTGATGATTTAATTAGTAATCTTGACAGATATTTAAAATTAGATAATTTAATTCCAGAAGTTATTATTGGAAAGACCACTCTTTCTATTGCCATTCAACCTTCAGATACCACAATTACAGTATCTTCGACAAAAGGTTATCCAGAAGAGTATGGTCTTTTAAAGATTGATGATGAGATTATTACGTATACATCAAAAACTGATACTGAGTTTTTAGGATGTATTAGAGGATTTTCTGGAATTGATGGATATAATAATAATATTGAGAAAGATTTTTCTAATGTAAACAAGCAGACAGTAAATTTTTCAGATACTAAATCAAGTTCTCATATTCAAGGGAGTAGTGTATCTAATTTAAGTTCACTATTTTTACAAGAATTTTATCGCAAAATTAAAACTGCATTTGCTCCAGGGTTTGAAAATCAAAAGTTTATTTCTGATTTAGATGTAGCAAACTTCATCAGGCAAATTAAAGATTTTTATCAAAGTAAAGGTATTGCAGAATCTGTAAAAATTCTGTTTAAAGTTCTTTATGGTGTTCAAGCAGATGTTATAGATCTTGAAACACGACTGATTAAATCATCTGGTGCAGAATATATTAGAAGAGAAGTTGTTGTTGCTGAAATTATTTCTGGCAATCCATTTGAACTTGAGGGTCAAGCGATTTACAGATCTCTTGATGATTCTACAATTCCCATCGCTACAGCGTCTGTATCTAATGTAGAAGTTTTTACCAGAGACACAAAAACATATTATAAACTTGAACTTTTTGTAGGATTTGATGACAACTCAAGTTTTGAAAATTCTTTCATTGTACCTGGATTCACTAAAGCAATAGAATCTGCTGCAATAGGTGCAGATATACTTACTGTAGATTCTACGATTGGTTTTAATGACTCTGGAACTATTGTTTCAGGAAATAATACTATTAACTTTACTTCTAAAAGTATAAACCAATTTTTTGGATGTACTGGTATTACTGAAGCAGTTAATGTAACTGATGAAGTTAGATCTGAAGTATTTGTTTATGGATATGGTAATGGAGATTTAGAAAGAAAAGTAAACATCCGTTTGACAGGTGTTTTAAATAATTTTGTGGAGATTGATGATGTCTCACTTCTAGAAGAGGGAGAAGAAATTAGAATATTATCTACTGGAGAAGTAATTCAAAATCCAGAAGTATATACTTCTTACAAAGAAATTTTTGCTAATTCCTGGATTTACAATACAAGTTCAAGATATAATGTTAAAAAGATTGAAGGTTCAACATACACATTATATTCCAAAATTGATAAATCAAGTTTAAAGATTGGAGATATAATTGACATACTAGTTGGTAGTTCGGAAACGGTAGTTGCTAGTAATGCCACAATTTCATCAATTAATACTACACTTAATCAGGTTATAGTTAGTAATATAGACACTTCTTTTAATCCAAACCCTCTCGTTGAGTATAGTATTAGAAGAAAAATTGAAAAAGTTACAAGCTCTAATGTTGACTTAGTTTTAGGGAACGATAAGTATTTTGCCAATATTCAAAATGTATATTGTGATGACAATTCAACATTTGGATATGTTGCATCACTTTCTTTACCTGAATATGAAATTGAAGATTCTTTGATTGAATATGAACTTTCAGATGGTACAGTGGATAATTTTGGAGGATACAGTGATTTTAGTAAATCCTATTCAATAATAAAATTTTCATCTACCATAAAATTTATTGATGGTGATAGAGTTAGATATACTTCAGATAAACCGCTTAAAGGTCTTAAGTCTGGAGAATCATATATTGTTGATGTAATTCAACCCAATAAAATTAGACTTTACATTTCAAGTTCTTTATTATCATCTGGAACTGATTTTATTGAGTTTAGTCCAAATTTAGATACTGCAGCAACACATAGATTTACATTAATAACTCAGAAATCTAGAAAAATTTTACCATCACCAATACTGAGAAAATATCCCCTCAATAAAGTAATTACAAACTCGGATAGTTCAGACAGAGGAACTTTACATATTGGACAATTAATAGATGGTGTACAAATTTTAAGTCCAAAGTCCAATGATAAAATTTATTATGGACCGTTGACAGATTTTGAAGTTTTTAATGGTGGTATGAATTATGATATGATTAATCCACCACAGTTGAGAATTACTACTGGTGTAGGTTCATCTGCTCTTGTAGAACCAATTATTTCTGGTTCGGTTTCTGAAGTTTTAATTGACCCACAGGACTTTGATATCGATGGAATTTCTGCAATAACGTTACAAGGTGCGAATGGCAGTGGATGTATTTTAGAACCTATCATTGGAGATAGATTCAGAACATTGGAGTTTGATAGTAGAGCACTCCAATTAGGTGGTGGTATTGATAGTAATGATGAAACAATAACCTTCCTCAAACCACATAATTTATCACAATTTCAAAAAGTATCCTACAATTCAAATGGAAATAATGAAATTGGTATCGGAGATTTTCAAGATCCTTCAAACAGTCTTGATAATAGACTTGTATCTGGAGATGAATACTTTGTTAGAATAGTAAACACTTCAACAATTAAACTTTTTAATAATATCTCAGATGCCTCTTCAGGTATTAATACAATTGGATTTAGCACAGCAACTACAGAAAGTGGTATACACCAGTTCAGAACTATTCCTACACCAACTCTGAAAAAAGTAAAAGTCATAGAACCAGGTTCTGGATATCAACACAGGAAGTTAAGAATAAAATCCTCCGGAATATCCACCCAGTATGATAGATTTACTTTTAAAAATCATGGATTTAACAATGGTGATATTGTTGAATATTCTACAGAAGAAACAACTGAGGGTAATCAATTAATTGATGGACTTTCAACAAACGTTCAATATTCAATTCAAAAACTTGATGATGATAATTTTAGATTAATAAACGTTGGTGCAGGAGCAACTCTCACTAATGATTTAACAAGATCTAGATATACAGAAATATCTGGTATTGGTTCTGGATATCATGTATTCCAATATCCACCAATTACAGTAACTGCAACAGTTTCTTTTGGTTCAACATTAACTGGTAATCTTAATTTTACACCAATTATTACAGGACCAATTGTAGATGCTTACATGTATGAATCTGGTGCTGGATATGGTTCGACTGTATTGAATTTACAGAAACAACCTATTGTTAGTATAAAGAATGGAAAACTTGCACAACTTAATCCAATAATATCAAATGGTAGAATTATTGAAGTACAAGTACTTGGTTCTGGAAAAGAATATTTTTCTACTCCAGAGTTAATTGTTGAAGATGAATTTAACGTTGGTTCTGGTGCAATTTTAAGACCAGTAATTGTTAATGGGAAAATTAATGATGTAATCGTTATCAATGAAGGTATTGGTTATAATCCAGATAGCACAACTATCAGAGTAAAACCAAGAGGTTCTGGTGCAATTTTCAATACAAAGATTAGAAGTCTTTCTGTAAATGATGCGGAAAGATACGCTGAAAGTTCTATTCTCAAAAATCAAAAAATATTTGGAATTTTAAAAGAAAATAATACAGAAGATGGATTAGAATATTCTATTTTGGGATATTCTGAAGATTTGGCAGGTGTTTTTGATGATAAAATAAACAGCGAACACTCTAAAATTATTGGTTGGGCATATGATGGCAATCCAATCTATGGACCATATGGATACAAAGATGCTGATAATGTTCAGTCTGGTCCCACTTTACTTACTCCTGGATATTCTTTAGATTCAAATTCTGTTTTTGATAGACCAAGCACATCTATATTTGCACCGGGATATTTCATTGAAGATTATAAGTTCGATAATAATGGAGATTTAGATGTTCATAATGGAAGATTTTGCAAAACTCCAGAGTTTCCAAATGGAATTTATGCATATTTTGCAGGTGTAACAACAAGTTTAGTCGTAAACAAACTTGTTCCACTTTATCCATATTTTGTTGGAAATACATTTAAATCAAAACTTGATCAAGATAATTTATACTTAGATCAGACATTTGACTTTAACAATTCAAATCTAGTTAGAAATGTATTCCCATATAAAATCGCTAGTGAAAACGCAGATTATGATTTTATTGATGAGGGGTATGAAACTTTTGCACAAAAAACTTTTGTTACCTCTGTCACTAGAGGTTCTGTAGAAAAAATTGATATTTTTTCTGGTGGTAAAGATTATCAGGTAGGTGATATAGTCAATTTTGATCAAACTGAAACTGGTGGGTCCGGACTATCGGTTGAAGTATCTGAACTCATTGGTAAAAATATTACAGAAATTGATACAGACTTAGATCAATACGCAAATTCAGTTTTTGTTAGAGACAGTCAATTCCAAGTATCTGCATATTTTGAAAATGGATTTGATGTCAATAATAATGAAAATATTCTTATCAGTGGATTGACAACATCTATTGCAAATTTAAAAGGTACGCATAAAGCAGGTATTTCTTCAGATACTATTAGTCTTGCAGCAACAATGAGTTCTTATACCACAAATGGTGGTATAACTGAAGATATTTTTATTGATCAATTGGCAAATATTTCCATTGGTAGTACTATTGTCATTCACTCTGATGATGGCAGTATTATAACTGATGAAACTGTAAGAGTTTTAAACAACTACAATAATGGCACTATAAAAGTTAAGAGATTTGGAAACGCTGGTGTTGCTCATACTCTGAGTAGTGAAGTTAATTTAATTCCAGATAGAATTAAAATTCAAGCAAAAACTCCATCTTTTAAATCGTCGCGTTCTAAATTAGTTTATTTTAATGCGAATAATGCAGTTGGATTTGGAACCACTACTAATGGTGCTATTGAAAAAACTATCACTATTGGTGGTGTAGATAACCTGGTTAAAATTCCAACTAGAACAATCTATGTACCTAATCATGGATTTAAGACTGGTGAAGAACTTAGTTTCAGCATGAATGATAGTGCTGTTACTGCCGCTGATGTTCTCATTGTTTCAGACGAGTCAGATTCAACTCAGTTTAATCTACCAGAAAATAGAGCAACTGTAGCAACTGTATATGCAATCAATAAGGGTCAAAATTATATTGGACTGACTACCACAGTAGGTCTTTCAACATTTACCGATGGACTTTATTTCCGTAGTGGTGGATCGAATAATGCAGAATACTTACTTAAAAATAATCCAACACAAATTACTGGCGATGTTGATAGACTTATCACTACTGTTAGTACTTCTTCAACACATGGATTGAGAAATAATGATGTAATTACTCTTGATGTAAAACCAAATACTATTGTTGGAGTTGGAACAACTGCCGCAGCAACTGTAGTATTCAAAGAAGATACAAAATCATTATTAATCAATCCTATTGGCATCAATTCTGATGCTATCAATATAGCATCAAATACAATTACTCTAACCAATCACGGATTTGAAACTGGCGAAAAAGTTTATTATGAGAGTATAGAAGTTGCATCAGGATTAACTACAGGTTTATATTATACTATCAGAGACGGTAGAAACACATTTAGACTTGCAGAAACTTTATATGAATCAAATCCAAAAACAGAAAAAGTAGTTAATATTGTTGGAACAGGTGCAAGTATTCATAGTTTTGCTAAAGTAAATCCAAAGATTGATGTTATTAGAAATTCTGATATTCAATTCCTTTTAGGAGATCCTTCTCTGACTGAATATAATTTTAAGATTTTCTATGATGAAAATTTTGAAAATGAGTTTATAACTTCATATGATGACACCAATTTTAATGTTGAAAATATTGGTGTTTCTGGAGTTGGAACTGCATCTATAACCTTAAGGTACTCGGAAAATATTCCATCAAAACTTTTCTATGCAGTAGAAAAAGCAGGATATATTAGTACTGCAGATATTGATGTTAAAAATTATTCAGAAATTAATTATGAAAAGAGTGAATATAATGGAACATATAATATTACTGGTGTAACTTCAACAAGTTTTAAAATTTCTCCATATAGATTACCATCAGTATTAAAATATAATGTTAGAGAAGAATGTGATGAAGCGACATATAAAACTAAATCAAATACTGCAAGAAGTTCTATTGGATCGGTTAAAATTTTATCTTCTGGATTTAATTATAAAAAATTACCAAAGTTTACAGATGTTTCTTCTAAAAATGGTATAAATGCTAATTTAGTAGCAATTTCAACGTCAGTAGGTAAACTTAATAAAATTAGAATTGAGAATCTTGGATACGGATATCCATCAGATAAAACATTGAGACCAGAAGCGGCACTTCCTACAAAACTTAATATTGATAATTTAGATACTATTTCTGAATTTAATATCATTAGTGGTGGATTTAAATATATTACACCGCCAAATCTTTTATTGTGGAATCAAACAAATAACTTTGTTGTAGATAACTCTTCTTTATTACCAATTATACCAAATACAGCAATTTCTGATATTAAACAAATTGCACCAATTCTTGGTATGGAATCGGAACCTCATAGAGTGGTTGCAATAAACAATTCAAATGGAGTTGGAATTAGTTCTATTGTTTCTGGTTCTAGTGGTGTTGCGACTTGCACATTGAAGACACCTATTTTAGGATTTACTACATCACTTTTTGCAGATGGTGATCAAATTTTTGTTGAAGGTATTGAATTAATTGGAACTAATGGTCAAGGGTATAATTCTGAAAATTATAACTATAGATTCTTCAAAGTTGATAGTTTTGTTAACTCTAATCCAGCGCAACTTACATTTTCACTTGTGGATGAAGATGGTGTTGGTTTGACAACTAATCCTGGTATTGCAAAGACTAGTCAATCTGGATATGCCACTATTATAAACAAAAAAGATTATCCAGACATTGAAGTTATTCAATCTAGATCATCATTTACACTAAATGAAGGTTTATTTGTTAACAGTGGTTCTGGTTTTGTAGAGACTAAAGCAGTTGTTTCTTTAGTAAGACCAGACTTTATTAAAACAGTTGGACCTCAAGAGTTCAAATCTGGAGATAAAATTAAAGGTAAAATTACCGGAACTATTGCCGAAATTATATCAATTGGCAAAGATAGAGCTAAGTTTAATATTAATTATTCTTCTAAAAAGGAATTTGGATGGAAAGATGATAAGGGTAAATTAAGTGAAGACTATCAAGTAACTCCCGATAATGATTATTATCAGAATCTTTCATATTCTGTCAAGAGTCCAATACCTTGGTCAGTAATGTCTGGTCCATTGAACTCTATTGTTCATCCTGCAGGCATGAAAAATTTTGCTGATGTTGGTATTACATCATCAGTAGATAGTGCATCTGAATTGTCAGGATCTACTACGGCAGTAGCTGTTCTTGATATTATTGATGAATCTAAAGTTTGGACAATCAATAATTTTGATATAGCAGTTGATGATGATACTAGAGTAACTTCTCTTGGTGCTGAGCAATCTAAATTCCTTAGAATTGGTAATAGAAAACTAGCAAACTATACCGAATGTAAAACTAACAGAGTTCTTATTCATGATGATATTAGCGGTAAGTTTTCCAGTAAAGGATTTGAAGGCAATATAATAGAAATTGAAGAGATTAACATCGCTGACACAAATGTTAGATATTTAATTCAAATTGTAAATCCAGATACCTTAGATGTTCAGATTTCTGAGTTGATTGCTCAAACATCAAATATTGATACGTATCTTTTTGAAAAAAATAATGCATTTTCTGCAGGATTGACTACAAGTTTTGGAGAATTTAGTCTTGACATTCAAAATGAAAGGAAGATATTATTCTTCACACCAACAGATCCTTTTGATACTGATTTAGATATCAAAATTCTTAAGAGGAAATATTTAAATTCTTCTAGTGGAACTGGATCTCATACAATTGGTTCAATCGATTTAGTCAATTCAAACGTTACTGGCATTACCAGTGTAGGAACTGCTTCTAGTGAAAAAGCATTGTATCAAATTGACTCTGCAGATTTCAATGCTGCTTTTATAAGCATTGAAATGATTAACAGATTTGATAAAGGTGATTTTGCAAATATTGAAGCATTTGTTAATTTTGATGGGACAAACACTTATCTTAGTGAATACTATTTTGATTCTGATACTCTTTCATATAGTTCTTCCAATGTTGGTATTGTTACCACAATATATGATGGTGTAGGAATTGTCACTGTTAGTATTAAAAATCCTGGCATTGATACCTCTACCTATGATGTTCGCTCAAGTATTATTGAATTTACACAATCTGGAACAGATGATACTTATAGATTCTTAGAAAATAGTCAACCTCCAACATCCGAAAGAAGTGCGTTACTTGACTGTGTATCTGACACTCACACAGGTATTACAACTATTGCAGAATATGATAAAACTCTTATATCTTCAGTTTCATCACTTGTTAGAGTTTCTGTTGGTTCAAGTTCAGCTCTGCATCAAGTAACTGCTTTGTGCAGTGGTTCAGAAGTTACTGTTATTCCTGGAATGTTTGTAGCAACTGCCGGTTCTGCAGGATTGGGTTCATTCGGTGCTAAGATTGTAGGCAACAATTTCTTTGTTAATTTCTATCCAGATGATATTTCTACAAACTATACAACTCAATCATTTAACGAAGTATTCTACACTATAAGTGATTTTGACAATATACCAAATACTCTGAAGTATAATTCACTTGAGCAAAATTTATTCCTTTCCTCTTTTGATTCTTTAAATGGATTTAGAGCAAATAGAACTTCATTTGATCTAAATCATGAGGGTATTCCTATCTATGAAAAAGTTTTTGATCCATCCAATACAAATGTTCTTAATCCAGTAACAGGTATTTTTACAATTAATAACCACTTCTTCAATACCGGAGAAGAATTGACTTACACTCCAGGATCTACTTTTGTTGGGGTTGGAAAATCTGAAGTTGGTATTGGAGAAACTTCAAACTACCTTGGCGTTGTTGTAGATCAACTCCCAGAAAAAGTATATCCAATTGTCATTAACGCAAATAGTTTCCGATTAGCAACAACCAAAGAGAGAGCAAATTCTGGAATTGGAGTAACTTTCACTAATCCTGGTGAGGGTAATGCACATAAATTGGAATTTACTAAGAAACTATCTAAGACAGTTATCAGTCTTGATGGTATTATTCAACAACCAATTACATTTACTCCAGTTTCACACACTCTTGAAAATAATGGATTCTATAATGTTGCTGGGGTTGGAACAATTCCTGTAGGTCTTTCAACTTTCAATGTTAGTGGTATTTCTTCTATTCAACCAAGAGATTTACTTAAGATTGATGATGAATATATGAAAGTTGTTGAAGTTGGTCTTAGCACTAATGTTGCAGGTGAACTTCTCGGTCCAATCAATGGAATTATTCAGGCAGGAACTGCAGCAACATTTAATACTATATCTGTTGTTAGAGCATCTGTTGGTTCTACTGCTGCTCCACACAATGATGGCGCAAATGTGCAGATATATAAAGGTTCATTTGATATTGTGGATTCTAAAGTACACTTTACCGATCCTCCTACTGGAAGTGCCAGAACACGAAGAGATAACAGCAATCTTCCGTTTGTAACTTCAGTCTTCTCTGGAAGAACTTTCTTAAGATCTAATTATGATACTAATATGATATTTGATGAAGTTTCAAATCAATTTACTGGAGTTGGTCAAACTTTCACAATGAAAGTTGGTGGTGCAAATACAACAGGTATTGATATTGGTAATGGAATTTTACTGTTGAATGGCGTTTTCCAGACTCCAACTACCATTAACAATCTTGGTAATAATTATAAATTTGAAAACTCAGGTATTCTTGGTATTTCTAGTGTAGTATTCTCCGGCATTACATCAGAAAATGGTTCCTATGTTCAATCTGACTTTGACATTAATCAAAATCAACTTCCTAGAGGCGGTCTGATTGTATCTCTTGGTTCAACACCAGGTCTTGGATATGCACCACTTTATGGTGCAAAAACAAAAGTTGATATTAATGCTAGTGGTCAGATCACTGATATTGTTGGTGTTAATACATTTAGAGACGCTGTTTCTATTTCAACTGCTGCATATGATAAAGTAACAGGTATTATTGAATTAGAAACATCTACTAATCACAACTTAGTTGGTGGTGATAGAGTTCAACTTGTCGGACTTCACTTTACATGTACTCCTGCGTATAGTGGAGTTACAACTACCATCTTCCCAGATCATAATCGCTCATTTGATATTGTTAATATTCTTTCCGATACAAAATTAAATGTTCAAGTCGGAACTAGTACTATCACTCATAATTATGTTGGATTTGGTAATGTATTCAAACATTATAGTCTCAGTCATGGATCTGGTTATAGAGATCCAGTATCTATTGGAGTTAGTGATTTATCTGGAACCGGTTCTGGTGCAGTAGTTACTGCTCAGGTTGGTGTTGGTGGTACACTCATATTTTCTGTTGATAATCAGGGAACAGGATATGGTAATCCAATATTAGATATACCAGAACCAATATACGAAAATATGGAAGTTGTTGGTGTATCAAGACTTGGAGTTGGTCCAACTACAGAAACAGGCGAAAATCTGTTACTCAATGTTACTATTGGTGCTGCAGGAACTAATGTTGGTATTGGATCAACTCTATTTGAAGTTGAATCTTTTAATGTCCGAAGAAATGGATATGCGTTCCGACCTGGAGATGTTTTCAAGGTGTCTGGTCTTGTTACAGCATCACATCTGAGTGAACCAATTTCAGACTTTGAACTTGAAGTTGTTGAAACTTTTAACGACTCCATGTCAGCATGGTCATTTGGTGAAATGAATTATATTGATAGTATCGGTGCATTTCAAAATGGTTCAAGAAAAAGATTCCCATTAATTTATCAAGGTGAACTTTTGAGTTTTGAAATAGATCCTAATGCTGCACTTTCAACTGAAATTGATTTAAATGCAGTTTTACTAATTTTTGTCAACGGTGTTCTTCAACAACCTGGATCCTCCTATACATTTGAAGGGGGAACATCATTTATATTCCAACAAGCACCATCAGATTCTGATAAGATTGATATTTTCTTCTATCTTGGACAGGATGGTGTTGATGTTATTCTTGTTGATGTTGATGAAACATTTAAGATTGGTGATGAAGTTCTTGTTAAGAAACATCCAAATTTTGCCCTAACAAAAGATCAAGATAGGAATAGAACAATTCTTGATATTATATCTGCAGATACGATTGAAACTGACATCTACCTTGGTCCAGGAATTAATGAAAATGATTTCAAACCACTTAGTTGGACTAAGCAAAAACGTGATAAATTTGTTAAGGGTGATTTTGTTTATAAAACAAGAGATTCTATTGAACCAAGAATTCTTCCAACATCAAAAATAATTGGTAATATTGATAAAGGCAGCAATCAAATTTTTGTTGATAATGCACAGTTCTTCAATTATGAAGAAAATAACTATTCTATTTCAATTAACTCTTTAGAAGGATTAATTGTAGAAGGAGTAGATCCAGTTTCTGCTGCAATAACAGTAACTGTTGGTGCTTCTGGAACTATTAGTGCTCTTACAATTAACAATGTTGGTTCTGGTTATTCTGGTTCTACACTTGATGTTAAATTTACAGCACCTTTAGACATTGGTGTTGGTGTTGGTACAACTGCAACTGCTACGGTAAGTATTGTTGACGGTTCTATCGATTCTACAACTATTACAAACATAGGTCTTGGTTATTCTATTACTAATCCCCCTCAAGCAATCGTTGAAATTCCAAAAGGAAGACATGAATTAGTTGAAAATATTACAAATATTGAAGGATTTACTGGTATTATTACTGGAATTAGCACAACTGCAGGTAGTGGTGATTGTGGAATGGCACTTAACATTGACTATAACCGCATTGATTTCTCTAATAATTCCAGTTTTACTAATAGTTTAGTTGCAGGATATCCAGTTTACGTATATGACACTTCAGTAGGTCATGGAGTAACTACTGTTGATGGAAATGATAATTCTACCGTTGGTATTGGAACAACATTCTTAGATGCCGTTTATATGGTACATGCTGTTTCAAATAATGGAAACAATGGCAGAATAACTTGCAATATTCATAGTAATACAAATATTGTTGGTATTGCAACAACAGGAAGTTATTTACCCAGTGATCCTGATGCTACGATTTCTGCAGGTAAATTATCTTGGGGAAGATTATATAATGCTATTGACGGAGTGACTAGAACCAATCCAGTTTCAATAGGAGTAACTGGACTCACAGTTGATTCTGGATTATCTACATTCCCAACAATTCAAAGAAGAGATTTTGGATTTAAGAGTAGTGGTGCATTAAGGAAGACATCAAATGGTCCTGATGCGAGTGAAAATTCTTCTGGTTATCCTATATTATAAACCTCATATAAATATATAAAAAACATATAAACAATGTCAGCTATTGTCACTGATCAATTTAGAATTCTAAATTCGGGCAATTTTGTCGAATCTGTTGAAAATACTTCCAACTCTTATTATATTACTGTAGGTTTACCAAATCCAACAATTACTGGATATGGTAGAACTTCAGATTGGAATACTTCACCGCCAGCACCATTAGATAACCAAACTAATAGTGCACATGTTGGGGATGTTGTATTATTTGGAAAAAAAATATCTTCTGCAAATGTTAAGCGCATTGTTAGAAGAGTTAATTGGGTTGCTGGAAATAGATATGAAATGTATAGAGATGATTATAGTATTAAATCTCCTTCCGCTTTAAGTAATGCGGCAAGATTGTTTGATGCAAACTATTATGTAATGAATTCTGACTTTAGAGTTTACATTTGCATAGAGAATGGTTCTAATGGCACTAACCCAAAAGGAAATATATCAGAAGATGAACCAACGTTCACAGATTTAGAACCAACTAAAGCTGGCACTAGTGGTGATGGATATGTTTGGAAATATCTGTTTACAGTTTCTCCAAGTGATATTATTAAATTTGACTCTACAGATTACATTACACTACCAAGTAATTGGACAACAACATCTGACACTCAAATACAGGCAATAAGAGAATCTGCAAATTCGCAAGTTAATCTCAATCAAATTAAAACAGTTTATATTGATAAATCTGGCGATGGTTATGCTAGTGGATTGAGTCAGGAGATGTCTATTATTGGTGATGGAACTGGTGGAAAAGTTAGAATTGATGTTGAAAGCGGTAAAATTACAAATACTGTAGTTACTGCAGGTGGAAAAGATTATTCATATGCTCTTGTAGACCTTGGTCCAATTAACTCTGATACGACTGGTAGTAGTGCAAAACTAGTACCAATAATTCCTCCTGCTAGAGGACATGGTGATGATATCTACTTAGAGTTGGGTTCTGATAAAGTTCTAGTTTATGCTAGATTTGACGATTCGACTAAAGACTTTCCTGTTGACACAAGTTTTGCACAAGTTTCTATTATAAAAAATCCGACAGCAGTAGGAACAAATGATATTTTTGCAGGATCAACTTTCAGTGGACTGAATTCTATAAAATTTTCAGATATTACAGGAACTCCTAAAATTGGAGAAAAAATTCAACAGACTCTTGCTGATAATGTAGGAAAAGCATATGGATATGTTGCTTCCTATGATGATGAAACAAAGGTTCTTAAATATATACAAGACCGTTCATTATATTTCAATCAAACTACCCTAGATCATCAAGATTATGTTGGCATTTCTACTAATGGTAGAAATTATGCATTTGAGTCTAGTGCCAATGAAATTACTGGACAATCATCTGGATTTAGTGGTTCTGTATCTATTGGATTTTCTGGCATTACTATGAATCCAACAGGAAGTAAACTTATTAATCTTGGTGTTAATTTTACAGATGGCATGGCCGTTTCTGAAATAAATAAAGGGTCAGGGCAATTAATTTATCTTGATAATAGACCTAGTATTGCTAGGAATTTGAGACAAAAAGAAGACATTAAAATTATACTGGAATTCTAAAAAATGCCACAGAAGACTAACTTAAACGTAAATCCTTATTATGATGATTTTGATAGGGATAATAATTTTTATAAGGTTCTTTTCAAACCTGGATATCCTGTCCAGGCAAGAGAATTAACGGGTCTTCAATCTATTCTGCAAAGTCAAGTAGAATCTTTTGGAACACACATGTTCAAAGAAGGTTCTATGGTAATTCCTGGCGGAATTACATGCGATAATGAATTTACTACTATTAAAGTAAATGAAACTCATTTAGGTCTAGATATTAGCATTTATCTTGATGCTCTTGTTAATGCTAATGATGGTAAAGGTGTTGAGGTAAGAGGTCAAGATACTGATATAACGGCCACAATTAACGGATATATTCTTCCACCAAATGAAGATGCGGAAGAAATTACTCTCTTTGTAAAGTATGATTCATCAGCAGAAGATGGTGAAACTGAATTCTTTTCTGATTCTGAAGTATTACTTATTGAAGAAAATGTCACGTATGGAAATACAACTTTAAATGCAGGAGATACTATTCTTTCTTTGATTCCAAACGATGCTTCAAAGATTGGATATGCTGTAGGAGTTGCTTCTGGTGTTTATTTTATAAGAGGATATTTTGTCGATGTTCCAGATGCACAAATAGTTCTAGATTTATATAATAATGAACCATCATATAGAGTTGGTTTTGAGGTCATAGAGCAGGTAGTTAATTCAGATCAAGATTCATCCCTGAATGATAATGCAAAAGGATATACCAATTTTGCTGCACCAGGTGCTGATAGATTAAAAATTGAGACTAGATTAACTAAGAAAAATTTACAGGATTATAATGATACAAACTTCATTGAACTTGTAAGAATTGATAATGGTGAAATTAAAAAGTTAGAAGCAAAAACTCAATATAATTTTATTAAGGATTACTTTGCAAAAAGAACTTTTGAAGAATCCGGAAACTATGCTGTCGATAGTTTTACTGTAGATGTTTTAGATTCTTTAAATAATGAAACTGGTGGTGCTGGTCTTTTTGCGGAAAATCAACTTACTGATGAAGGAAATAGTCCTAATGAGGACTTGATGTGTGTTAAAGTTTCTGCAGGAACTGCATATGTAAAAGGATTTGATGTAGATTTAGTTGGATCAACTGTTATTGATGTTCCAAAACCAAGAACTACTAAATCTATTCCAGAAACTAGAGTTCCCTTCTCAATGGGAAGTCTTATCAAAGTTAATAATGTTACTGGTGTTCCATATATTTCTATTGGAACACAGGCAGGACAAAATACTTATGATAATGTAATTGAATTATTTGATGAAAGAAGAAATACATCTACAAATAATGCAGGAACTGGTAGAAAGATTGGTGAAGGTAGAGTTTATTGGTATGGTGTAAGTGACGCAGCATATGAAGGCGCTACAACCGATTGGGATTTATATCTCTTTGATATTCAGACATATACTGATATTTACGTATCAAGTGAAATAAATGATAATAATGTTATTCCTCTCGGTTCTTATGTGAGAGGTCTATCTAGTGGTGCGAAAGGATATATTGACAGTAAGAGAAGTCCTTTATGTATGAGTTTAACACAAACTTCTGGTGTTTTCCAGAGGGGTGAGCAAATCATTGTTAATGAAATTGAAGAATATACTTTTGGTATAACTGCAGTTGAAGAGTTTACTATAGAAGATATTAAGTCTGTTTATCAAAATTCAACAAATCTCGATTCGAGTATTCAAAAAGACTTTATTGCAGATACAATTTTGTATGAAAAGTCTTTACCAGATTTTAGTAAAAATGATAAATTACTTGTAACTGGTGGTAATACTGGTAAAGTTCCTGGAAGATTTTTTGCAGGCGTAACTGGAATTAAAACTGGTGCAATTTTAAAATATCAAAATGCAGCTGGAACAGATCCAAACTTTAATGTCATTAGTTCAATTAATTCTAATGGAGATACATTAACTTTAACAGCACCAGATAATTCTGTTACAGGTATTTGTAATAAAAGTGTAAGCAACGGCGAATCAAACTTCTCGCTGATGGTTCCAAAAATTCTTAATTCTCAGCAATCTGGTCTTTATTCAGAACTTCCAAGATTTACCGTAGCTTCTGTTGATTTATCAGATGCGGAACTATTGATTACAAGACAGATTAGTGGAAAGTCTACTAACTCTAATGGTGAAATGACTCTTACTGTTACAGACTTCTTAGGAAGTGCTGTCGGTATTACTAGTGTATTCTTTGAAGCATTTGATGCTGAAAGATATTCTATTCATTATTCTAATGGAGATACGGAGACTTTAACTTCTGACCAGTTTACATATGGTGCAACTGAAGTTACATTTAAAGGTCTGACTGCGAGTCAAAATAATGTTGTTGTCATCGGAACTTTAAGAAAAACTGATGTTACTCACAAAACAAATGATTATGTAAAGAGTAATATTGTTAGTGTTACAAGAACAAATGGAAAGTCACCAGCTACTGCAGGTTTGACTACAAGTAAGTTTTATGGATTAAGAATTGAAGATGAGGAGATTTCACTGAACACTGCAGATGTTGTTAACCTTGTTGCAGTATATGAATCAACAAATGATGCTGCACCTATTTTAGATAGTTTAACTTTTGCAACTGGTCTTGCTTTAAATCAAAATGCAATTATAGGTGAAAAGATTGTAGGTCAAACAAGTAGAGCAATTGGTCAAGTTGTAGAAGTAACTGCGACCACTGTTACATATGTACCACTTAATGATAATGATTTTGCAGTTGGTGAAGAAGTTTCATTCAAGAGTTCATCTTTAAGTTTAGTGCTTCAAGAAACTACGCCTGGTAGTTATGTTGATAGAACTGATAATTATGTTCTTGATAAAGCACATACGAATCAAATTGTAGATTATTCGCGTATTAGAAGAAGAGATGGATTTGCAATTCCGACAAAGCAGTTGCAAATTATTCACAATCAATATAGAGTAAGTGCTGGTTCAACAAATACTGGAGATATCTTCACAGTCAATTCTTATACTGCAGACAGATATAAGAGTGATATTCCAACAGTAGTAAATGGTACCAGAGTATCTGATCTTCTGGACTTTAGACCAAGAGTAAGAGATTTTGATGCATCAACAGCAACAATGTCTCCATTTACTTATGATGCAAGAGAGTTCTCAACAAATTACAAATTTGTTGTTACTCCTGATGAAACTACTAGAGTTGGTCTTAGTTACTATCTTCCTAGAGTTGACTTAGTATCAATTAATCGTCTTGGTCAGGTAAAAGTTATTCAAGGAGAACCTTCAGAAGATCCTCAAGTACCAGATCTTGCAGATGATGCAATGGAAATTGCTCTTATTGCATATCCAGCATATCTCTATAATCCTACTAAAGATGCAGGAATTCTGTTAAGAGATAACAGAAGATTTACAATGAGAGATATTGGAAAACTTGAAGAACGAATTGAAAATCTTGAAGAGGTTACTTCTTTGAGTCTTCTTGAATTGAACACTGCTACAGTAGAAGTTACTGATGCTAACGGATTGAATAGATTCAAGTCAGGATTTATTGTTTCCGACTTTAAAGATAAATCTCTTTCAGATCCAAGATACACTAGGATAGATATCAATTCAGAACAAAATATGGGCATTTCACCCGTTGAGTTCTGGTCTATGAATGCAGAGCTTGCATGGGATGCTGCAGTTGATATTGAGAACGATCCTATTGAGGAACAAAATTTTCTTTTATCTGACAAGAATATTCAGAAAACTGGAGATTTGCTCACACTTAAATATGAAGAAGTTGATTGGTTAGATCAAGTTCAAGCAACTACAGTCGAAAATGTAAATCCATTTAAAGTCATTGTTTATGTTGGTGGTATTCAATTAACCCCGCCATCTGATAATTGGACTCGTACAATTTACATTAATCATAAGAGAACAGAATCTACTGGTGCTAAATGGGTACAAGAAGCATCTGTTCATACAGATGTTGATAGGAAAACTGAATATGTAACCTATAGAAAAGGTAGAGGTAGAAATGAGAGAAAAACTAGAGCATTTGTTACCACAACTACCACGAAGACAACAACATATAAACCAAAACTTACAGGACCTTCTAGACAATTTGATTATGTTGAAAATGTTAAGGTTACTGGCACAGTAGATCCATTCATGCGTTCTAGGGAAGTATATTTCCTTGCAAATGGTCTGAAACCAGAGACAAAGCACTATCACTTCTTAGATAGTCAACAAGTCGATATTATTCCAAAATTGGTTAAGATTGACATGCAGTCTGGAACTTTCAAGATAAACGAGAAAGTTGATATTTTCCAAGGTGGAAAGAAAATTGGTCATATGAAAATAAAAGAACCAAATCACAAGTTTGGTGATGAATCTATTAAACCACTCGTTAGTAGTTCAATTTCTTATGAGAAGTATACTGTTAATCCATATGATAAAAAGAGTGTAGCACCACCATCAAATTATTCTGCAACTTCTAAAATTATTAATTTTGATCTTAAAAAGTTAGCAAATAATGAAGAATTTTATGGATATATTGCAAAAGGATGCAAAATTATAGGTAAAACAAGTGGAGCTGTCGCTAAGGTTAAAGAGTTTGAATTAATTAGTGATAATTGGGGAGATATTCAAGCATGTTTCCACTTCCGCGATCCAAATAAAAAACCAACACCAGCAGTAAAAGTTAAGAGTGGAACTAAAACATTAAAAATTACTGCTGTCCCCCCTGGTGTAACTCCACTCCCAGGTTCCACAACAAAAGCATCTGAAGCTATTGGTACTTATAGTGGTTCTGGCACCATTATTACACAAGAACAAACAAGGGTTAGTGTTAGGAATCCACCCAAACCAAAGGCAAAGAAAACTAACATTGAGGTTACTGTTAAAGCACCACATAGAGATCCTCTTGCTCAATCTTTTCGTGTTGATAGTAATGGAATATTCCTTACTTCAATTGACTTGTTCTTTGCAAAGAAAGATCCCAAGAAGAGTCTCTTTGTTGAACTTAGAACGGTAGAATTAGGAACTCCCACAAATCTTCTTGTACAAGATTTTGCACAGGCTGAATTATATCCTGATCAAATCTCTACTTCTGATGATGCTTCTCTACCAACAACTGTTAAATTTAAATCACCAATATATCTTGAGGGAGATAAAGAATATGCAATTGTTCTTCTCTCACCTTCTTCTAATAAGTATGAAATGTGGACAGCGATTATGGGTGAGAAGACTGTTCAATCAGCAATTCTCCCAGATACAGAAAATATTATTGTTTCTAAGCAATACATTGGTGGATCTTTATTTAAGTCTCAAAATGGTACAATTTGGACTCCAAATCAGTATCAGGATTTAACATTTAAAATTAGAAAGGCAGAGTTTGTTGAAAAAGGCACACTGCTTGCATATAATAGTGGCATTGGACCCAAGGGATCTAATTCTTCAGATCTTCCTAAGAATCCAGTTGAACTTCTTCCAAGAAAATTAAAAGTAAGATGTTCAGGTTCTAATGCAGATGACACTACAAACTTCACTCCAGGAACAATGGTTGGAGTTACTGGTAATAATGATTTGTACGGATTCATTGAGAGAGTCGGTGGTGGTCTTGTAACAGGTGTAAATTCTGGAGAAATTGCAAATCCTGGTATCGGATATAGTGCTAGTGTATCTCCAGATTTAGTAAGTCTTTATACCCTTACCGGTAAAGGTAGTGGAGCAACTGCTAAAGTAACTACAAATTCTAGTGGTGAAGTTACTGAGATTAATGTTCTTACTAGTGGTGAAGGATATTCTGTTGGTGATTTGTTGGGAATTACAACTGCAAATGTTCAGAAAGGATCTGGTGCAATTTTTGCAGTCAATAATATTGGTGTTACTAGTACTTTGTATCTTAATAACGTACAAGGTGAGCATTTCCCAATAGGTGTACGTCTTGAAAGATTTGTTACAGATTATAATGTAAGTTCCAAAACGCAAGGTTCTGCAAACTTTGTTGTTGAAAATTCATTAATTATTGATGAAAAATTTGATGGCAATGTTATGAAGATTCTTCAATATAATCATGCACATCATGGTGCAAATAATGATGTGGAAATTGTTGATGTAGAATCAGATAGAGAAAAAGTAAAACTTACTGCCAATTTGGACATAAATGGAACTGTTGTCTCTGTTGCAGATACTACACCATTTGCCACCTATGAAGGCATTTCAACTGCCGGCGGATATGCAAAAATTGCAAATGAAATTATTGAATATAGTGGAATTAACAACACTTCAGGCAATGCTGGTACTTTAACCATCGTCACTAGAGCAGTTGATTCAACTACACAATCGGCACATACCACTGATGACTTTATTCAACCATATGAAGTTGGAGGAGTTAATCTGAGAAGAATTAATACAACTCATGATTTACCTGCAACTTATTATACTGATGAAAATGATAATTTCGATCATTATCATTTAAGATTTGATAGAAGTACTCCTTACTCTAGCAGAGATACTGGTGGAAGTATGTTAAACTTCAGTGGACAGAAAGCAGTTGGTGGAAATAGTGTTGGTATTTCGCAAAACTATCAATTTAGTTCTCTTGTTCCACAATTTAACTATATTACTCCAGGAAAAGACACTAAAATTAATGCATTAGTAAGAACCATTTCTGGAACTAGTGCTGGTGGAAATGAAGTTTCATTTATCGATCAAGGTTATGAACCAATTACTATCAATAAAGTGAAGCATTTTGATACTCCAAGATTAGTTGCATCTAAAGTAAATGAAAAAGAGCATCTCACATCTTTACCTAAAAATAAATCATTGACTTTGCGCGTTGATTTTTCAAGAGGCGAAGATAAGAATCTCTCTCCGGTAATGGATATTCAGAATGCAACTTGGATTCTTGGTAGAAATAAGGTTAATAATCCGATTAACAATTATATTATGGATGCTAGAACAAATACTATAGAACATGATCCTCATAGCACTGTTTTTGTTACAAGAATGACATCTATTGAACAACCAGCAACTAGTTTGAAAGTTCTTATTGCAGCGTGTGTACAAGAATCTGCAGATATTAGAGTTCTGTATAGACTTCATAGAGCAGATTCTGCTGAAATTGATCAATCATTTACTCCATTCCCTGGATATGACAATACTAAAGACACTGATGGTGATGGATTTGGTGATCAAATTATCGATGTAACTAAAAATAGCGGAAGACCAGATGCCAAAATGCCAGCAAATAATCCAGAAACTTTCTCAGAATATCAATTCTCTGTAAATAATTTGGAACAGTTTGATGGATTTAGTATCAAAATTGTTACTTCTTCCACTAATGAGTCAACACCAGTAAAACTGAAAGACTTTAGATGTATTGCACTTGCATAATATGGCACACCCAGAATATCCAGATTTAATTCCTGTTGAGGGACATAAAAACTTGTACCGAGACAGGAATACTGGTTCTATTGTTAATACTGATAAAAATAATTATGATAACTATATGAAAGTGAAACGAATGAAACAGAATGAAAGGAATGAACTTGATACAATTAAGTCGGACATAGAAGAAATTAAATCTTTATTGAGGGAGCTTACTAATGGATCCAAATGAAATTAAATTGACAGCACTTTCTAAGGAATTTGCATATCAAAAAATAGCAAATGAATTGGATAGTTGTGATAGTGTTTCTGTAATGAGAGATATTGCAAAATCTTATGCAAAACTTTATTTGAAACAACAAGAAGTAGTTGCTGGACTAGGACTTGAAGGCATATAAATATTTCTACAATCCAGAACTGTACATAAATGGCCGACATTAAAGTCAGAGTGGGAGCAAAACCAGCAACAAAAATTATCTCTTCATTTACTGGTGCTAATACTGGATCTTTGGCCGATTTGTCTGATGTTAATATTCAGAATTTGTCTAATGGTATGGTTCTCGTCTATAATAGCGCCACAGGAAAATGGGATGCGACATTAGCACTCACCCCAGGTGATACGCAGAATTTAGACATTAACGGGGGAGTCTTCTAAAATGGCAAGTATTATTAGGATCAAAAGATCCTTAGGTACATCTAAACCATCAAGTTTGCAGTGGGGTGAATACGGATATGTAACTGGTATTGGTAGTTACGGGGGAACAAATCAATACAAAGATAGAATTTTTTTGGGAGATGATGGCAATAATGTAAATCCAATAGGTGGATATTATTACACCTCAATGATGGAACATACCCCAGGTTCCATTCAGGGTGTTGAAAATACAAGAAATTCAGATAAGGGTGTTGTTGCTGTTCTTGCTCCAGCAACAAATACTGGTTTGAGTGGAGTCGAGTCACTTAAAGTTGATCAGTGGAACGTAGATAATATTAGAATTGATGGAAATATAATTTCATCAACAGACACTGATGGTGATATTGATCTTGTTCCCAATGGTTCTGGTGAAGTTCATATTCCAGATGATACTTTTTTATCATTTGGTAATGATAAGGATGCAAAAATTGAATATGATGAAGATGGTCTTAATCAGTTATCTTTTACTGGTGCCGACATAAGAATTAATGTTGCAACAGAATCTAATTCTAAAGACACTGGTGCTCTAATTGTTGAGGGTGGTGTTGGTATTGAGAAAAATCTCAATATTGGAGGACAACTTGATGTTGAAGGAAGCCTCAATCTTGAAGGTGCCGCTATCATTGATAGTATTAAAATTCAAGACAATATTATATCTTCATTATCTGGTAGTAGTAATATTTTATACTTAGATCCACATCCCGACGGATTAAGTAGTGAGGGCACAGTTATTATTAAAGGTAGTCTTCAAGTTGATGGCACAACAACATCAGTTAATTCTACTACTTCAACACTAAATAATCCAATTTTTCATATTGGGGATTTAACTACCAAAAAAACCGTAATGACAACGGTTGTTTCTGGTGTTAGCACCATTAGATTAGATTCTATTGTTGGTATCAATACTGGCGATATTGTATCTGGTAATGCAGGTCTAAATGTAGGTGCTGCAAACACAGTATTATCATATGACACTACAAATAAAATTGTTACCTTGACTGATGCCACTATTTCTGGTATCGCAACTACAACTGAATTAACTATCACTCACGCATATGATACTGATACTGACAGAGGTATTTCGTTTGCGTATAATGATGGCATTGGTAGTGGAACTTCTGGCAATAAAACAGGTTTCTTTGGGTATATCGATCAAGGAAATGTCGGAAGTGCAGCAACAAATCGATCTTGGACTTATATTCCAGATGCTACTGTTTCAAATAGTCTTGTAAGTGGAACACGAGGATACTTAGACATAAAAGGTATCTACTATCAAAACGGTGATTTTAATCATAATGGATTGGTTTATTTTGATGTTGATGGTTTACAAACCTCGACAGGTTCTCCATCATCACCTCTAAATGCTTCAAAACAGATAATGACTGCAGTAACAAAGAGAATTCTCAATCTCCCCAGTAATGTTACTTTAACAAAAGGTGATATTGTTAAGCAAGATACTTCGGATGCTTATGGAGTGGTTGAAAGTAATGTAAATAATAGTACAGAAATTCCACTTATTGGTGTTGAAGGTACATTTAACACATCAAATAATTTAAGAATGGAGGGTTCAAATGGGTCTATATCTAACCTATCATTATCTCCCGATAGTGTTGGTGTAATATATACTGATAGACCACAATGGACTGATAGTTTCGATGGAGGCATTTTTTAATACTATGGACAATCAAGGTGAAGTGGATATAAATGTTCTTGTTAAACTTTATAATTCAAAATTAGCAGTATTAACAAATCAAAATGTTCTTCTTGAAGCAAAACTTACTACTTTATCTCAAGACTTTCATCAAAAATATGAGGAATTGAAACAAGAAAATGCACAATTAAAATCAAAATTAGAAGTACAGGAGTAATATGGCAAAACCATCAACTAGACAAGGTTTAATTGACTATTGCTTACGTCAACTCGGTGCTCCCGTTTTAGAAATTAACGTGGATGATGACCAGATTGATGATTTAGTTGATGATGCCATTCAATATTTCAATGAACGTCATTATGACGGCGTTGAGAAAATGTATTTGAAATATCAAATAACACAAGATGATGTCGATCGTGGTCAGGCAAAAGGTACCACTGGTGTTGGTATTGTAACTACCACTGCCACATCCACATCTATCAGTGGATATGGTACAACAACATCAAATTTTTACGAAACATCAAACTTCATTCAAGTACCAGATTCTGTTATCGGTATTGAAAGAATTTTTAAATTTGATACTAATAGCATTTCTGGAGGAATGTTTAGTATTAAATATCAACTTTTCTTAAACGATTTATATTATTTCAATTCAGTTGAACTCTTGCAATATGCAATGACGAAGACTTATCTTGAAGATATTGATTTCTTATTGACCCCAGATAAACAGATTAGATTCAATAAAAGACAAGATAGATTATATCTCGATATTGATTGGGGATCTCAAGAAGTAGGGGAGTTTATGGTATTAGAATGCTATAGAGCATTAGATCCTGATTCATTTACTCAAATTTATAATGATAGTTGGATGAAACAATATCTTACTGCACTCATCAAGAGACAGTGGGGAAGGAATTTGAGTAAATTTAGAGGAGTAAAACTTCCTGGTGGAATTGAACTAAATGGGGGAGAAATCCTTCAGCAAGCAGAATCCGAACTATCGGATATCAAATCAAGAATGATGTCTGAATATGAATTACCACCCTTAGACTTTATTGGATAATGGCTCTTAATCCCTTTTTTCTTCAAGGTACACAGTCTGAGCAAAGACTTGTTCAGGATATAATCAATGAACACCTGAGATTTCATGGTGTAGAAATAACATATATTCCAAGAAAATTTGTAAATAAAAAAAATATTATTGAAGAGGTTCAGTCATCTAAATTTGATGATAATTTTGCAATCGAAGCTTATCTTAATACATATGATGGATATGGTGGTGCAGGAGATATTTTAACAAAATTTGGTGTAAGTATAAGAGATGAGTTAATAATAACAATTTCAAAAGAAAGATTTGAAGATTTCATTGCTACATTCATGTCAAGTGTTGATGATGGTGAATTATTAACAGCAACAAGACCTAGAGAAGGTGATTTAGTTTATTTTCCCTTAGGACAAAGATTATTTGAAGTAAAATTTGTAGAGCATGAAGATCCTTTCTTTCAATTAGGAAAGAACTATGTTTATCAATTGAAGTGTGAACTCTTTGAATATGAAGATGAAGTTATCGATACATCCATTACAGAAATTGATACTCAAGTTCAGGAGGAGGGTATTATTTCTACCCTTAAATTGATTGGTGTTGGAAGAACTGCTTCTGCATCCCCCGTCTTAAATGGATCAGTAACTGGTGGATATATTGAAGAAATATTCTTAAATAATGATGGTTCTGGATATACCTCTTTACCAAATATAGAAATTACTTCATCTCCAACTGGTGAAGTTGGAGATAATGCTGAAGCAGTTGGTTTCTTAACCACCAGAGGTGGTGTCACATCTCTTGAAAAGATTTTACTCATCAATGCTGGCGCTGGATATACTGTTGCACCTACAATTACAATTACTGGAGGTGGTGGAACTGGTGCTGCGGCAACTTGTAATATTGTAACTGATGCTATAGGTATAATTAAGTATAATATTGTAGACGGAGGTGTTGGATATGGTACAGCACCTACAGTTACAATAACTACTGGAGGTAGTGGAACTGGTGCTGTTGGTATTGCATCTATTGGTTTGAATTCTTTTGGGGATAATGTATTAAAATTAATTTATGTCAGTAATCCAGGTAAAGGATACAGTCAAGTATTTCCATCTCCAATAGTTACGATTTCGGCTCCAGAATCAATTAGTGGTATTGGAACATATATTTTTAATGAAATTATTATTGGAGAAAGATCTAAGACTGAGGCGAGAGTTAAAGAATGGGATCAGGATACAAACATACTTAAAGTATCCAATGTCAGTATTGGTTCCACTCAACTTGGATTTTTTCCAGGAGAAATTATTAGAGGAAAAGAATCTGGAGCAAAATATTTAATACAGTCATTTAGTCAAGATGATATATACAATGAGTATACTGAAAATGATATCTTTGAATCTGAAGCAGATGATATCTTAGACTTCAGTGAATCTAATCCCTTTGGAACATTCTAATGTTAGGAACTTATTACTATCACGAAATTGTTAGAAAGACAATTATATCTTTCGGAACATTATTTAACGATATTCATGTACGTCACCAGGACAAAAGTGGCAATGATATTAGTGACTTAAAAGTTCCTCTCGCATATGGCCCAGTTCAGAAGTTTTTAGCAAGATTAGAGCAGCAGGCAGAATTAAATAAAGCAGTTCAAATTAATTTGCCAAGAATGTCATTTGAAATGACATCTATTGCATATGATTCTACTAGAAAATCAAGTCTGGTACAAACATTTAAAACTTGTGATGATGGGAGTAAGGTAAAAAAAGTTTTCATGCCTGTTCCATATAATATTGGATTTCAACTGAATATTCTTTCTAAATTGAACGATGACTCTCTTCAAATTTTAGAGCAAATATTACCTGTTTTTCAACCACATTTTAATCTTACTATAGACTTAGTAGAATCAATTGGAGAAAAAAGAGATATTCCGATTATCTTAGAGTCTGTAAGTTTTCAAGATGATTATGAAGGTTCTTTTGATACCAGAAGAGCATTAATTCATACATTGAATTTTACTGCAAAAACATATCTATTTGGTCCTATCGCAGATAGCAGTGACGGTCTTATTCGTAAGGTTCAGGTTGATATGTATGCTGATACTAACAGAGCAACTGCTAAACGTGAAATGAGATATACAGTCGAACCTATTGCAAAGGTTGATAAGAATAATGACGGTGTTATTGATGCAGCAGATAAACCATTACTCATGCCAGGCGATAATTTTGGATTTGATGAAGAATGGGAATTCTTAGGAGATGGTAAAACTTATAGTCCAACTCGTCAAACTGATATTTAATAATCATGAAAGATAGTTATGAGTCCATTGACAAAGCACTTGATGTTGAAAGTAGCATTGTTGAATCAAAACCAATAAAACCAATTCCACCAAAAGTGGATAAGAATGATATTACAAAAGATTATGAATATACTCGTGCAAACTTATACTCTTTAATTGAAAAAGGTCAAGAAGCAATTAATGGAATCATGGAACTTGCAGGTGAAAGTGCAAGTCCAAGAGCATACGAAGTTGCTGGACAGTTGATTAAGAGTGTTGCTGATACTACAGATAAATTAGCAGATCTTCAAAAGAAATTGAAAGATTTAGAAGAAGATAATTCTAATAAAGGACCAAGTAACGTTACAAATAATGCTTTATTTGTTGGTTCAACTTCAGAATTATCAAAACTGCTGAAACAAGGTTTTCTAAATAATAATGAGTCCGATTCCAAATAATGGCAAAAAAATCCTGTAAAAAAGGATATTACTACTGTTACTCTTCTAAGAAGTGTAAGAGAATTCCTATGGGATATTATATTGGCGGAGGCGGATGGCTTCGTAAAGAAGAAGAAAAGTCTGAAGATACTGAAAAGAAAAAAAATGGCAATGGAAATGGTGCAAATGGCAATGGAAATGGGAATGGGGAGTCTGATGGGGGCTCTAATGGCGGAGGAGTATCAGAGGCGTGGAGTGCAAAATACAAAAAGTCAATCGATTGCGATAATCCAAAAGGATTCTCTCAGCGAGCACACTGTCGGGGTAGAAAGAAAGTAAGCGAAGAAGCAGTTTCTAAAAAACAGCAAAAATTCTTTGGTATCGTTCGTGCTATCCAAAAAGGTGAAATAAAACCTACAACTCCCGAAACTGCAAAAGCAGCGAAGGATATGAAAAAGTCCGATGTAAAGAAATTTGCATCTACTAAACATAAAGGATTGCCAGAAAAGAAAGAAGTGAAAGAGGAGTCAAATCCTCGTATTTCTAGAAAAGAGGGACAACCCGCTAATTCTAAGAAGCACTCTGATCTTTATACTGATGAAAATCCAAAGGGAACTATTCATGGTTTAGGATTTAAAGATGTAGCAACTGCAAAAGCAAGCGTTGCAAAAATCAAAAAATCAAGTCGTTCTCATGCTCATAAAATTCAAGCAGCAATTGCTATGGAACAAAGAGCAAGAGTTATGGGCAAAACCTCTGAAGCAGCAGTATTCAGAAAGTTCATTAATTCAATGAAGAAGAAAACTAAGCAAATGAACGAAGCAAAAGGTGGTGATCATGAGGTCGCTATGGCACAAAGTCAACTTAAAAAATCTGCTAGAAATATTGCAAAGTTGAGAAAAGCATTAGGCAAAAAGGAAAAAGATATTCCTGCCTGGATGCAAGCAAAGATTACTGATACTGCACACGACACTGATGCTGCTGCTGGTTATGTTGATAAGATGGATGAAGAAGTCATTGCTGAAAAGCGTGATGGTAAGTCTTCAAAAGACAAAGGGTATTCTCTCCGCGACTGGTTCAGGGGTGGTGGTTGGAAACAGACTGGTGGTAAGTACGACGGAAAACCTTGTGCAAAACAACCTGGACAGAAGACTAAACCCTACTGTCGTGACGCTGATGATCGTGCAGCAATGAGTAAAGAGGAGAGAAATAAGAGAGCACGCAAAAAACGCAAAGAAGATCCAAATCCAAATAGAAAAGGGAGAGCAAAAAACGTGACTCAAGAATCTTATTCAGACTGGAGACAAGACCTTGATGAGGGTAAGAAAGATGCTTGTTATCATAAGGTCAAGTCTCGTTATTCTGTGTGGCCTTCTGCTTATGCTTCAGGTGCTCTCGTAAAATGTCGTAAGGTTGGTGCTGCTAACTGGGGCAATAAGACTAAGAAAGAAAGTTTCTCTAACTGGAGAGAAGATATGCTTCTTGAAGGTCTTGAGGATAAACTCAAAGGAATGACTGCATCGCAGATAGAGGACCTTATTAAGGCAAATAAGGGTGCAGAAGATAAGATTAGAGAAACTCTCGCAAAAATGAAGAGTGCTACTCCAAAACCTCAAGGAAAAGGTGCACAACTTCCTAATATACCAAAAACTACCGAAACTTATAAAAGAGGTGGTGGTGAAGGTCGCACAACCTATCAAAGAGGTGGTAGTGATCGTGTAAGTTATCAAAGAAGACAAACTGTTACTAGAGCAGATGTTCAGGGAGGGACAGAGGCAGCGAAACGCGCCGCTTCGGGTCAAGGTAGATATAGACCAGGAACTGGAGTTACTCCAGATTTCAAATTAGACCCTAAATTCAAACCACCAGGTTCTCGTGGTATGAGTGGTAGAGTTCGTGGTCGTGGAAAATTGGGTCTTGCAATAGGTGCAGCAACTTTAGCAGCACCCTTTGTTGTTGGTGCAATTAAAAAAGCATTCAATAAAGAAGATTATAACTATTCAAATTGGAGAGATGATTTCCACGCAACTGAAATAGAATCTGTTGATATCATCAAACCAAAATCACTTCAACCCACTCAAGGTCTTGGAAGTGATATGCTTGGTGAAAAAAAAGATATACCAGCAGATGTAAAGGGTATCGCTAAGGAATTAGATAAAGCAGTTGAAATGCATAAGAGTCAAGCAAAGAGACTTAGAAAAGCAGGTATTTCTGAGGAAAATATCAATGAGAAGTGTTGGAAAGGTTATGAAAAGAAAGGTATGAAAACAATGTTTGGTAAAAGATATCCAAACTGTGTTAAAAAGAAAAAAACCAGAAAGGAAGAAGTAGAACTTGATGAAAAGAAGGATCCTTGTTGGGATACTCACGAAATGAAGGGGATGAAGAAGAAAGGCAACCGTATGGTTCCTAATTGTGTTCCCAAAGAGCAAGTTTCTGATTGGAGAGCAGATGTGAGTCTCCAAGAGAAGAAAGCAAAAAAAGATTATGATGGTGATGGTAAAATTGAAACTGGTGAAGAAGAGTATAAAGGTTCTAGAGATAAGGCGATTAAAAAAGCAATTGCAATGAAAGAGGACTGGCAGAAGTCAAACCGCAAAGACGGTGTTGATGGTATGAGTCAAAAATCTGTTGATGCTTACAAGCGCGAAAATCCAGGTTCCAAACTCAAAACTGCGGTAACTGGTAAAGTCAAGAAAGGAAGCAAAGATGCAAAGAGACGTAAGTCTTTCTGCTCCCGATCTAAGGGTCAAAAAGATATGCATAATATCGATTGTACCAAAACCCCAGATAAAAAAATCTGTAAAGCACGTAAACGTTGGAGATGTTGAATTAGGTTTTTATTATGAGTGAACAGTATCTTGGTAATCCCAATCTAAAAAAAGCAAATACGGAGATTGAATTTACAGAGGAACAAATTATTGAGTTTCTCAAGTGTAAAGAAGACCCCGTTTATTTTGCAAACAATTATATTAAAATTGTTTCTCTTGATGAGGGATTAACACAATTCCATCCATATCATTTTCAGGAAAAATTAATTAACAATTTCCATGCGAATAGATTCAATATTTGCAAAATGCCAAGACAGACTGGTAAATCCACTACTGTGGTATCTTACCTTCTACATTACGCTGTTTTTAACGATAGCGTTAATATTGGCATCTTAGCAAACAAGGCAGCAACTGCAAGAGAACTTCTTAGTAGATTACAGACTGCATACGAAAACTTGCCTAAATGGATGCAACAGGGTATTATATCCTGGAACAAAGGATCTATGGAGTTAGAAAATGGCAGTAAGATACTGGCAGCTTCTACGTCTGCGAGTGCTGTCCGAGGTATGTCTTTCAACATCCTCTTTCTCGACGAGTTCGCGTTCGTCCCAAATCACGTTGCTGACTCGTTCTTTGCATCTGTTTATCCTACTATTACTTCTGGTAAAAACACCAAAGTAATCATTGTATCCACGCCACACGGTATGAATCATTTCTACCGTATGTGGCACGACTCCGAGAAAGGTAAAAATGAATACATTCCAACTGATGTTCATTGGTCCGAGGTTCCTGGAAGAGATGATGTATGGAAAGAACAGACGATTGCTAACACATCTGAACAGCAATTCAAAGTTGAGTTCGAGTGTGAGTTTCTTGGTTCTGTCAATACCCTTATAAATCCATCAATTCTTAAGAATTTAATCTATGAAGATCCTATTCAAAAAAGTGCAGGTCTAGATGTCTACGAGAAGAAGCAAGAGGAACACAACTACCTTATTACTGTCGATGTTGCTCGTGGGTTGGGCAACGATTATTCTGCATTTATCGTTGTTGATATTACAGAGTTCCCATATAAGATAGTTGCAAAATATAGGAACAATGAAATTAAACCAATGTTGTTCCCAAATATTATTCAACAGACAGCAAAAGCATATAATGATGCTTGGGTGCTAGTAGAAGTCAATGACATTGGAGAGCAAGTAGCAAGTATTCTCCATTATGACTTAGAATATGAAAATATGTTGATGGCGGCAATGAGGGGGCGTGCTGGACAAGTTGTCGGGCACGGTTTCTCTGGTAAGAAATCGCAGATGGGAGTTAGAACAACAGCACAAGTTAAGAAACTTGGTTGTTCTAACCTGAAGACACTTATTGAAGATTTTAAACTTCTTACACTTGATTATGAAATAATTTCTGAGTTAACCACATTCGCTCAGAGACATAATTCTTTTGAAGCAGAGGAAGGATGCAATGATGACTTAGCAATGTGTCTGGTTATCTTTGCTTGGTTGGTAGCACAAGACTACTTCAAAGAAATGACTGACAATGATGTTCGTAAAAGAATCTATGAAGAACAAAAAAATCAAATTGAACAAGATATGGCACCATTTGGATTCTTAGATGATGGAATAAATGATACACAATCATTTACTGATGATAATGGTGATAGATGGCATACTGATGAATATGGTGATAGGGCATATATGTGGGAGTATTATTAATGGACTTAGATGACCAATTACAACTAGGTCATCTACTCCTGTATGAACGGGAGTGTAAAAAATGTGGTATAACTAAAAACTTGGTTGATGGATTTTATAGAACAAGAAAGGACAGAGGTCCAGTAGCATCTTCATATTCTTATGAATGTAAAGAGTGTGCTAAAAAGAGAGTTAAAAAAAGTAGTAATATGTGGGAATATCCTGATTGGTAAGTATCACGTCAGGATTCCCCATTCAAAATACCCCTTTTAATAAATAATTTCAGATAATTCTGGACCAAGGAGACCAAAAAGATGCCTCTAAATTTAGCATCTCCTGGAATTGTAGTAAGAGAAGTTGACTTAACTATTGGAAGAGTCGATCCAGTCTCTGGTGGCATCGGGGCGCTTGTTGCTCCATTCACCAAAGGACCTGTTGACCTTCCTCAATTGATCGAATCTGAGGATGATCTCTTAAACACTTTCGGCAGACCTTACTCAACCGACAAGCACTATGAGCACTGGATGGTAGCTTCATCCTACCTTGCTTATGGTGGTGTGATGCTTATTTCAAGAGCAGACGATTATAATGTATCAACAGGAGCAGGACTTAAGAACGCTTTTGTTGGTGCTGCTAATAGCGTAAGAATCAAGAGCACAGAGCATTACGAACAACTCGGTTACGATGAGAATGCAATTAATAACATAACTGTTGCTGCAAGAAATCCTGGTTCTTGGGCAAATGATATTAAGGTAGCAATTATTGATAGTAAGGCAGACCAAATTCTGTCTGGTATTAGCACCACAACACAGGCAACTTTTAGTACTTCACAATCTGCAGGCGGCACGATTGGTGCAACCTCAACTGATATCACAGGTATTAATACTACTGGTATTAACGTCAATGATGCGGTTAAAGCAATTGATGGTGTTGTCGCTGCTGCATCTTCTGTTGCTTCTATTGGTATTGGAACAGTCACCTTAAATAATACTTCACTCAATACAGTATCAAGTACTCAAACGTTTGAATTTGGTTCTAGAGGATCTTCTGGAATTGGACTTTCTGTTGGACATGGTGTTAAAGTTGATGTTCCTGTAAACACAGTTATTGCTGGTTCTGGTTCTACCTCAGTTCTGACAGGCACTCTCCGAGGCATTATTAGTGAAATTGGAGAAAGTCAAATCAGCGTTAAGTTGATTGGTCATGTCTCCACAGGAAATACATTCACTGCTGTAGATTATCAGCAAAATGGTGTTTATGCATTCCCAGAGAGTGGAACTGTAACTGTTACTAATAACAACAACAATACAGAACTTGGTAGTGCTTCATACACTAGAGAGCAAGACTGGTTTGAAAATCAAGCAATTCCTCTTTCTGTAGGTCAACTTGAATGGGATCAATTAGCAGATAGACCAGGTACTTCAGATTATGCTGCTGCAAGAGGTGGTAGATTTGACGAAGTTCACGTCGTTGTCATTGATGACAAAGGAACAATTAGTGGAAATGCAGGCACTATCCTTGAGAAGCACTTAAGTCTTTCTAAAGCAAAAGACGCAACATATTCTGTTGGTTCCCCATCTTATTGGAGAAAGTATCTTTATACCAACTCTCAGTATATCTTCGGTGGTTCTGCACCTGCTGGTATAACAACCATTGCATTTGGAAATTCTCCACTGACTTATGAGTTGGATGATGATACTGCTTGGGATCAGGACGCAAAGAATGTAAACTTTGCTGGTTGCGGTGCATTCACTGGAACACTTGACGGTGGTACAAACTATGCTGCTACTACTGGTGACGATACCACAGATTACACAACTGCTGGTTCACTGTCATCTGGTCTTGACGATATTGTTTCTGGTCTGACCAAGTTTGAGAATACTGAAGAGTATGAAGTAGACTTCATTCTCATGGGTTCTGCAAACTACAGTAAGGAACAAGCACAAGCACTTGGTAATAAGTGTATTGCAGTTGCTGAAGCAAGAAAAGATGCTGTTGCATTCATCTCTCCATATAGAGGTGCATTCATTAGCGATAATGAAGTTGGAACTGTAACAGTTAATGGCATTGATACAATCACCGATAATGTATTAAGTTTCTTCTCTGCTGCAACTTCAACTACATATGGAGTCTTTGATAGTGGTTATAAGTACATGTATGACCGCTTCAATGACACCTTCCGTTATGTTCCTCTGAACGGAGATATCGCTGGTACTTGTGCCAGAACTGATATTGAACAGTTCCCCTGGTTCTCACCTGCTGGAACTTCTAGAGGTGCTATTCTGAATGCAGTCAAACTTGCATACAATCCTGGTAAGAAGCAAAGAGACCTTCTGTACTCTAGTAGAGTCAATCCAGTTATCCTTTCACCTGGAGCAGGCATTATTCTCTTCGGTGACAAGACTGGATTTGGTAAGTCTTCTGCGTTTGATAGAATTAACGTTCGTCGTTTGTTTATCTTCCTTGAAGACGCAATCTCCGCTGCTGCTAAGGACTTCCTCTTTGAGTTCAACGACGAAATTACTAGAACTAACTTCGTCAATATCGTAGAACCATTCCTTCGCGATGTACAATCTAAGAGAGGCATTCAGGACTTTGTAGTTGTTTGTGATGAGACAAACAATACAGCAGCAGTTATTGATGCCAATGAATTTGTTGCTGACATCTTCATCAAACCCGCACGTTCTATCAACTTCATCGGTCTTACCTTTGTTGCTACAAGAACTGGAGTCGCGTTTGAAGAAGTTATTGGTTCAGTTTAATTTTTCTTCTAAAGGTCAAAACTAATGGCAACCAGAAATCAAATCAATCCACCCCCACTAAGGAAGATTACTGACTTCAAGAGTAAATTAACGGGTGGTGGCGCTCGCGCCAATCTCTTTGAAGTCGTTCTGAACTTCCCAGATGCCGCACAACCAGATTCTGACACTCTGGAAAAAACAAGATTCATGGTTAAGGGTGCTAACATGCCAGCATCCAATATCCAGCAAATTGAAGTTCCTTTCAGAGGTCGTGTTCTGAAAATCGCAGGTGATAGAACCTTCGATTCCTGGACAGTTACTGTTATTAACGATACTGACTTTGCAATTCGTTCCGCTATGGAGCGTTGGATGAACACCATCAATAGAGTATCTGATAACACTGGATTAACTGATCCAGCAACCTATCAGGCAGATGCATATGTTATGCAACTTGATCGCGATGGTTCTGTTCTGAGAACATATCGTTTCTACGATGTATTCCCAACTCAGGTCTCGCCAATTGAACTTGGTTATGACGCTCAGGGCATTCAAGAATTCACCGTTGAACTTCAAGTTCAGTGGTGGCAAGCTACTAAGGGCACTGGTGAAAATGCTGGCGGTGAAGATATTAACTAAATAGTTAAATAACGAGACCACCAGAAATTATTATGGCCAAACTTTTTGGTTTTTCAATTGACGACAATCAAAATAAATCACCTTCAGTTGTCTCCCCCGTTCCTGAAACTAATCAGGACGGGGTTGATAATTATATCAGTAGTGGATTTTATGGTCAATATGTTGATATTGAAGGTGTTTATAAGACAGAGCATGATTTAATAAGAAGATACAGAGAAATGTCGCTACATCCTGAAGCGGATGGTGCGATTGAAGATGTAGTTAACGAAGCAATTGTTAGTGATTTGTACGACTCTCCTGTAGAGATTGAGTTATCAAATCTAAACGCTAGCGAAGGACTTAAGAAAAAGATTAGAGAAGAATTTAAATATCTCAAAGAAATTTTAGATTTTGATAGAAAGTCTCATGAAATCTTTCGCAACTGGTACGTTGACGGTAGACTTTACTATCTAAAAGTTATTGACTTAAAATCACCTCAAGAAGGTATTAAAGAACTGAGGTATATTGATCCTCTCAAGATGAAGTATATTCGTCAAGAGAAAAAAGATCCTAATGGTAAATATGACACTGGTGCCGTTAGAGTCAGTGGAAATAATAAAAATCCTTTAGAATATCAAAACGGTCCAGAATTTGAGGAGTTTTTTCAATATACACCATCACCAAACTATCCGACGAGTAGTCTTGGTGGGAGAGGAAAATCAATCAAAATTGCAAAAGATGCAGTAACATATTGTACTTCTGGTCTTGTAGACAGAAATAAAAATACTGTTCTTTCATATCTCCACAAAGCAATCAAGGCACTCAATCAACTTAGAATGATTGAGGATTCTTTGGTCATTTATAGGTTATCAAGAGCACCAGAACGTAGAATATTTTATATTGACGTTGGCAATCTTCCAAAGGTAAAGGCAGAGCAATACCTACGTGAGGTTATGTCTCGCTATAGAAATAAACTTGCATATAATGCACAGACTGGTGAAGTTCGTGATGACAAGAAGTTTATGTCTATGATGGAAGATTTCTGGTTGCCACGCAGAGAAGGTGGTCGTGGTACAGAAATTACCACACTTCCTGGTGGACAGAATCTTGGTGAACTCTCTGATATTGAATATTTTCAAAAGAAACTCTACAGAGCACTTGGAGTTCCCGAATCCAGAATCGCTGCTGATGGTGGATTCAACCTTGGTCGTTCTTCAGAAATCTTGAGAGATGAACTTAAATTTTCTAAGTTTGTTGGTCGTCTGAGAAAGCGTTTTGCCCAGATGTTCAACGATATGTTGAAAACTCAATTGATTCTTAAGAACATTGTTTCTCCAGATGATTGGGAAATAATGAGAGATCATATTCAATATGATTTCTTGTATGATAACCAGTTTGCAGAATTGAAAGAATCTGAAATGATTCAAGGTAGACTCGGAAATCTTGCTCAGATTGAACCATTTATTGGCAAGTATTATTCTACTGAATATGTAAGAAAGAGAATCCTTCGTCAAACTGATCAAGAAATCATTGAGATTGATGAGCAAATTGAGGACGAAATTCAAAAAGGTATCATTCCAGATCCATCCACAATTGATCCAGTAACTGGTCAACCACTTCCACAACCAGCAGAAGGAATTCCTGGTGAAGGTTCTGGAATGGAAGGAATGGGTGCAGACCCGATGTCAATGGGCGAAATTCCCATGGAACCAGATGCCGAAGCAATGGCAAGAGAAGTAGATGCCAACTATCAAAAAGACACTAGAAAGGCTGAGTTATAAATAGATTATATTAACATATTGATTTTTCATGGAAGATGTTATCGATTTGATCGCTACAGACGCTTCTCCGTCTAATGTTAGCGACAAAATGAAAGAAATTCTGTATGCGAAGGCAGCAGAACGAATTGATATTGCAAGACCTTACGTTTCTAATGCAATGTTTGGTCAGGAATTTGAGTATCCTGAAGTTGAAGATGAAATTGAAACTGATGAAACTGACGTTGAAGCGGAAGCAGAAACTGAAGTTGGTGATGAAGTGGAGATAGAAACTGAAACAGAAGAGGAATCAGAAGAATGATTATCAAAGTTCTAGCTGCGGAGGGAAATTTAAATGCCGCATCTAATGTTGATACTGCAACCGTAGTTAGACTTTTTAATGGTCATACTGCTGCACTCGTTATCACAAGAAAAACCTCCGGTGGATCTACAGTTGGCAGTTTAACTGTCAATACCAAAGAATCCGTCGTACTGGAGAAAGATTCAACCGATACTTTGGAAGCAGCCAGTAATGGTTCTTCGGTAAAAGTAGTAAAAGTAGCCTACAACATTTCATAAGAAAATGAAACTTATCACAGAAGAAGTAACAAACGTAAAGATTCTTACCGAAGGTAAGGGTGCAAACAAGAAGTTATACATTGAAGGTGTATTTCTTCAAGGCGAAATTAAAAATCGCAATGGGAGAATGTATCCCATGTCAACCCTTGCTCGTGAAGTAGATCGTTACAACGAAACATTCGTCAATAAGGGTCGTGCCCTTGGCGAACTCGGTCACCCTGATGGTCCTACCGTTAATCTTGATCGTGTTTCTCACAAAATTACTTCTCTGGTACAAGAAGGTAATAACTTTAGAGGAAAGGCACAAATCCTTTCTACACCTATGGGTAAAATCGCATCTTCACTTCTTGATGAAGGTGTAATGCTTGGTGTTTCTTCTCGTGGTGTTGGTTCACTCCAAACTACAAGTGAAGGACATAAAGTTGTCGGTGAAGATTTCCAGTTAGCAACTGCTGCTGATATTGTCGCTGACCCTTCCGCTCCTGACGCTTTTGTTAATGGAATCATGGAAGGAAAAGAGTGGGTTTGGGAAGGAGGAATCCTTCGTGAACAACTTGCAGAACAAACTAAGAAGAGAATTAATACTCTTGTTGATCAAAGAGCACTTGAGGAGCATAAGTTGAATTTATTCAACAATTTCCTCTCAAATCTTTGATTTATAAATAAATACATGTAATTAATCAAACATTAAGTACATATTCACATGTCCGTTGGTAACAATTTACAAGAAATGGAAAACGTAGTAACCAAAGGGGCTGCACCTGCCGAACCAATGAATGCTGCTGGCATTCCAGTTGAAGATCTCGGCGGTCCTACTCCTGAAAATTCAAGACCAGATGACGACAGCAATAAGCTGAAGGATCCTGCTGGTACCCTTGCACAAGTCAAGGATGTTGTTAATTCCAGAGCCGCTAAGGCGGAAGAGGTTGAGGTCGATGAGGACCAGGAAGTAGTTTCCGAAGCAGAAGCGACCGAAGAAGAGGTTGTTTCCGAAGAGGAAGTAGCAGCTGAAGAAGTTGTTGCCGAAGCGGAAGAAACCGAAGAAGAACTTGTTGAGGAAGAAGGTATTGACATCGAAGCAGATGTTCAAGCACTGTTTGAGGGTGAAGAACTCTCCGAAGAATTCCAAGACAAAGCACGCACCATTTTTGAAGCAGCAGTTACTTCAAAAGTTGCTGAGATGCAAGAGTCTCTGACCGAAGCATATCAAGAAGCACTTGTTGAAGAAGTTGTTGCAATCAAAGAAGAACTGACTGAAAGACTTGACTCCTATCTGGAGTACGTTGCTGATGAGTGGTTCCAAGAGAATGCACTTGCAGTTGAAGCAGGTCTTAAGTCTGAAGTGACCGAATCGTTCCTTGACGGAATGAAGGCACTTTTTGAAGATCATTATGTAACTATCCCTGAAGACAAATATGATGTTCTTGAGAGCATGGTAGATAAACTAGATGAAATGGAGTCTAAACTCAACGAGCAAATCGCTAATAACGTTGCTCTGAATAAGAGATTAGCAGAGTCCACCGCTGATGCAGTTTTTTCAGAGGTAACTGAAGGTCTTGCACTTTCACAAAAGGACAAACTTGCTTCTCTCGTAGAAAAAGTTGAGTTTGAAAGTGAGACAGACTATCGTGAGAAACTGGCAACTCTGAGAAATTCTTATTTCCCTGAGAATGTCGGAACTCCAAGCACCTCCGAGAATCTTTCAGAAGAGGTTTCTACCGATGAGGTTATTTCCGAGGAAGTATCCCCAATGATGCAAGCCTATCTGCAAACTCTCTCTAGAGCTGCTAAAAAGTGATTTTTAAATCATAAACGTTCAAACTAACTTTTCAAAAAAAATGCAAATGCCTAATACTGAGGCTCTGCAGGAAAAGTGGGCACCCATTCTCGACTATGAGGGAATGGATCCGATTAAGGATTCCCACCGCAGAGCTGTTACCGCAGTCCTCCTGGAAAACCAGGAACAAACTCTTGCTGAAGAAAGAGCATTCCTTTCCGAAGCACCTACCGTTTCCACCAACTCTGGCGCTAATGCAGGTTTCTCTGCTGGTGCTTCCTCCCCAGTTGCTGGTTTCGATCCTGTTCTGATCTCCTTGATTAGACGCGCAATGCCTAACTTGGTCGCATATGACCTCGCAGGCGTTCAACCAATGTCTGGTCCTACTGGACTTATCTTCGCAATGCGTTCCCGCTTCAGCGGAATGACTGGCGACGAGGCACTGTTCAACGAAGCAGATACCGCATTCTCCGGTCAGGATACCGACTTCGATAGAACTAACGGATTCACCAATGGTTCCGTCGGTATGGGTACCACTGGTCAAACTGGTTCTAACCCTGGTCTCCTCAATCCAGAATCTGGTCAAACTGGTTCCACATACTCTGTTGGTCAGGGTATGCGTACAGACGATGCTGAAGGTCTGGGAGAGACTGGAAGTGCTTTCAACGAAATGGCATTCTCGATCGAGAAGGTCACCGTTACTGCGAAGTCCAGAGCACTGAAAGCTGAGTACTCACTGGAACTGGCACAAGACCTCAAGGCAATTCACGGTCTGAATGCCGAAGCAGAATTGGCAAACATTCTCTCCACTGAGATTCTTGCCGAAATCAACCGTGAAGTCATCCGTACCATCTATCGTGTTGCTGAGTCTGGTGCTCAACAGAACGTTGCTAACGGTGGTACTTTCGACCTCGACACCGATTCCAACGGACGTTGGAGTGTTGAGAAGTTCAAGGGTCTTATCTTCCAAATCGAGCGTGACGCTAACGCAATTGCACAGCGCACTCGTAGAGGAAAGGGCAACATGATTCTGTGTTCCGCAGACGTTGCTTCCGCACTGACCATGGCAGGCGTACTCGACTACACCCCTGCCCTCAACGCTGGTCTCAATGTTGATGACACTGGCAACACCTTCGCTGGTGTGCTACAAGGTAAGTATCGTGTATACATCGATCCTTATTCTGCAAACCTGCCTAACAGCACTGGTTCCCAGTACTACGTTGCAGGTTATAAGGGTTCTTCCCCTTACGACGCAGGTCTCTTCTACTGCCCATATGTCCCCCTCCAGATGGTTCGTGCCGTCGGTCAGGACACCTTCCAACCAAAGATTGGATTCAAGACTCGCTACGGCATCGTCGCGAACCCATTCGCAGAAGGAACAACAGCAGGCGGTGGCGCACTTACCGTCAACTCCAACCGCTACTACAGAAGAGTCAAGGTCGCAAACCTCATGTGATTCTTTCTCACATATCTTCTTCAGAGGGTCTTCGGACCCTCTTTTTTTATCTAAATACAAATAAAACTTATGAAGACTGATGTCATATAGTTCATCATCATCTAGTAATAATTGTAGTTGGCCAACTCAACTTAACAATAGAAATTTTCTTTCTGGTATTGGATTTAAATTTAATCTTGGAAAATATCCTAAGGTTGATTTTTTCTGTAACACTGCTAAGATTCCAGAGGTACGATTAGCAACAGCAACTCAACCATCATATTTGAAAGATATTGATGTTCCAGAGACTAAATTAACATTTGGAGATTTAACTCTTCAGTTTTTAGTTGATGAGAATATGGAGAACTATAAAATAGTTCATGATTGGATTACTGGTCTTGGTTTTCCAGAAACTACACAACAATTCAAAACTCTAACTACAGATAAAGATGGTGTTAGAGAAATGAATGAGCAGTTTGCTGACGGCACATTGCGTATTTTAAATAGTAACTTTAATGAGGTTGCTAAGGTAAAATTCTTAGATTTGTTTCCAGTGTCTCTCAGTTCACTTGACTTTGATGCAACATCAACTGATGTGAATTACTTTACAGCACAGGTATCTTTCAAGTATACTGTATATCAACTGATTTCTTCTGTTTAATGGATCTTGACAAAATTCAGGAGATGTGGCGGAAAGATGCTGTCATAGATCCTGATAATCTGCATGATGAATCTCTAAAGATTCCACAACTTCACTCTAAGTATTATACTTTGTACAATACTATTACTTTGTTGCGAGAAAAAGCAAGAGAACAATATAATAAAGTAAAGTTAGAAAGACATAACTTTTACACAGGTAAGGCAGAACCATCCGTATATGAGGAAGAACCATTTCCATATAAAGTGAGGGAAAAGGATGCCATACAGCGTTATCTAGATGCTGATGAGAGGTTAAATAAGATTGATATGAAGATACGATATTATGATACCACTCTGAAGTTTCTAGAGGAAATCATTAAAACGGTTGCTAATAGAACTTTTCAGATTAAGAATGCTATTGAATGGCAGAAGTTCCAAGCAGGATTCTAATGGACGACGACGATTGGATTTATCAAGATGATAATTTTGATGAGAATCTTCCCTACATTGAACTACAATTTGGTGCTGAAGACTTGTATGCACTATACGAATCTGTAAAGTATCGTTGGGAGAACTGGCCAGGTGGTCATCCAGATGAACAAAAAAGACTTGAGAACTTGAAAAATTTTTTATATAGAGTTGTCTTAGAATATAAGTTCAAGATGCCTTAATAAATATTCATAGGTGAATCCTGTGAATTATGTCTCACTTGATTATATCGAAGAAGAACGAAGTTTTTCTTCAGATTAAAGCGGATCCTCATGTATATTATGAACTGGCGGACCAGTTTACGTTTGAGGTTCCAGGTGCCAAATTTATGCCTCAGTATCGTAATAAGTACTGGGATGGAAAAATTCGCCTGTTTAACACTCAGAATGGAGAGATATACGTTGGGTTGTTAGATAAGGTTATACAGTTCTGTAAGGATCACGGATACACTTATGAGTTCGTGGAGAACAAGTTTTATGGTCTTCCTTTCGAAGTCAATGAAATGATCTCCAAGGAAGGTGTGAAAGACTATATGACTGCTGTTAGTAAGTATGCCCCTAGAGATTACCAAATTGAAGGGGTATACGACGCTCTAAGACATAATAGAAGGTTGTTGATAAGCCCAACTGCTTCTGGAAAGTCTCTGATGATATATTCTCTTGTGAGATATCACGTTGAGCGCGGACAAAATACTCTGATAGTTGTTCCGACGACTTCCTTAGTAGAGCAGATGTATAAAGATTTTGCAGACTATGGCTGGGACGTAGGTTCATATTGTCACAAGATATACGCTGGTAGGGAGAGGGAAACTGATTCCCAAGTTATCATCACTACCTGGCAGTCCATCTATAAACTCCCCCGAAAATATTTTGCTCGCTTTAGCGTAGTTGTTGGGGATGAGGCACACCAGTTTAAATCCAAGTCATTAATATCTATAATGACAAAACTTGGAGATGCAAAATTCCGTTACGGTTTCACTGGAACACTTGATGGAACTCAAACTCATAAATGGGTGCTGGAAGGATTATTTGGTCCATCTTATAAAATCATCAGAACAGAAGAACTGATGAAGAAGGGTCATGTTGCTAAGTTAGATATTAACGTTCTTCTATTGAAACACCCTGCACATAAGTTTGAAACTTTTGAGGATGAAGTTCAATATATTATTAATCATGAAAAGCGTAACAAGTTCATTCGTAATCTGGCACTCGATCTGAAAGGCAATACTCTTATTCTATTTGCCAGAGTAGAAGGACATGGGCAACCACTTTACGATTTAATAAATAACGGTAGTGTAGAAGAACGCCATGTATTCTTCGTCCACGGTGGTGTGGCAACGGAAGACAGAGAAAAAGTAAGGGAGATTACAGAGCAAGAAAACAACGCGATTATTATTGCTTCATACGGAACATTTAGTACAGGTATCAATATTAAGAACCTCCATAATGTTATTTTTGCTTCTCCATCCAAATCTAGAATACGGAATCTCCAATCTATTGGTCGTGTGCTCAGAAAAGGCAATAACAAGACAAAGGCAACTCTCTATGACATTGCTGACGACATTTCCTACAAGGCACGGAGAAACTATACACTTAATCATTTAATTGAAAGAATCAAAGTTTATAACGAGGAGAACTTCAATTACGACATTGTAAACATTCCATTAAAAAATTAATATGGGCGAAGAATTCCATGCAGTATTAAAACTAGTTACAGGAGAAGAAGTATTTGCACTAGTTAGTGTAGAGGAAAATGATGGTGATCCAATAATTCTACTGATGAACCCAGTGATTATGAAAGTGATGAAGAATCAAACTGGTCAATACGTCAAAGTAAAACCATGGATGGAAATCTCTACCGATGATCTTTATGTAATTAAATACGATAAGATTGTTACTATGACTGAAGTAAAAGAATCTAAGATAATAGAGTTTTACGATAGATATATTAATGAAGATGATTGTGATTGGGATGAAGATGGTAAAACAAAAATATCTAATGATATGGGGTATGTCTCTACAGTAGATGATGCTAGACAGATGCTAGAGAATCTCTACAAACTTAAAGATAATAAAGAAAATTAAGCTATAGCTGTCTCTTCAAACCTAACAAAGGTATTCTACTTATTACTCAGCATGTTGTCAAGCCCTGATAGTATGCTATAATGTATATAATAAAAGTTTATCTAAAATTATAATGTTATGTCAAAAAAGAAATCGGAACATTATGTTAATAACAAGGAGTTGCTTGAAGCACTGATTGTTTATCGTTCTAAAGTAGAAGAAAGTTTCTTTAGTATCAACGGTAGAGAACCCACCAAGGCAGACAGATCGCAGCGTTGGGAAGGAAAACCACCAATCAGTAATTACTTGGGTGAATGTTTTCTAAAGATTGCAACGCACTTGTCATATAAACCAAACTTTGTGAATTATATGTTTAGGGATGATATGATCTCTGATGGTATTGAAAACTGTGTTCAGTATATTCATAACTTCGACCCTGAGAAATCTAAAAATCCTTTTGCTTACTTCACGCAGATTATTCACTACGCCTTTCTACGTCGAATTCAGAAAGAGAAGAAGCAACTGGAAATCAAAACTAAAATTATCGAACGCACTGGTTACGATGAAGTTATGATGGTTGATGATAGCTTGCTTTCTAGCAGTAGTTCGGACTATAATAGCATTAAGGATAACATTGCCTATAAGACGAATCGTCAATGAAGATTGCAATTATTACTGATCAACACTTTGGCGCTCGTAAGGGTTCCAAGTTCCTTCATGAATACTTTAAAAAGTTTTATGATGACGTATTTTTTCCATATTTGAAAGAACACAATATTACCACTGTTGTGGATATGGGAGATACCTTTGACAATCGTCGAAGTATCGATTTATGGTCTTTGGAATGGGCAAAAGAAAATTATTACGATAAACTAGAAAAGATGGGTGTGACCGTTCACACCATTGTTGGCAATCACACTGCATACTATAAAGATACGAACTCCATTAATTCTGTAGATTTGTTGCTTAAACAATATAAGAATGTTGAAGTTTACTCAGAATGCACTGAGGTTGTGTTAGATAAACTTAATGTACTGTTTATTCCATGGATCAATGCGGAAAACTATCAGGATTCTGTCAACGCTATCAAAGTTTCTGATAGCATATGTGCGATGGGGCACCTTGAGCTCAACGGATTTAGAGCGCATCGCGGACACGTCATGGAAGAAGGTATGGCGTGCGACGTATTTGAGAAGTTCGACAAAGTGTTTTCAGGACACTACCATACACGGAGCGACAACGGAAA